TTAAATACTATCCTTTATTTCTATTGTTTTATTTATCAACATTTTCCCATGTTCTATTATTGGATTAAAAAATTTTGATATTGCATCATTCCTCCCTGAGATGAAGAGATTACATGAATTATCTAATACTGTTATTTGTACAATATAATCTGCAAACTTTATACCATCTACTTCTAAATTATCCAAATAATCAATAATATCAAACTTATCTTCAAGAATACTTATATCAATCATTAAGTTCTTTAGGTCTTTCCTAAATTTATTACTGCCTGAATAATACCTTTTATTTCTATTTGCATCAGGATATTTATTTGATAGTTCTTTATTGATTAGTCTACCAAATTCCAGAAGCTTGTTTAATGATAAAATAAGATAATTATGTTCTATTTTTATTTGCTGAGATACTTTATAACCAAAAGCAGGAAATCTTTTAACATATTCTAAATCAGTTATACCATTTCTATGTACAAATAGATGTCTTCTTGTATGAATCTCTTCAATATCTTGAAAATTGATTCCTATATTTCGAATATCTATTTCAAATAACTTCTTATAGTATTTCTCAATCTCCTTTAACCCTCCACTGGTTAGATTCCTAAAATCTTTAGATATAATGTCATTTTGAATTTTATTTACACTACTCATGCTTAAAAGATAGTTTCTTTGAAAAGTAATAGTATCAGAAACCTTAAATGGAGATATATCCCTCTTGAATATTTCTAAGATTACATCTGTGAGGTAGACTTCCAAGGAAGTTATGCTAGAGATCAATATTAATTGCCTTAATTTGAATGGATATAAATGCTCTAATCTTTCATATAAAGCTGTTGGACTATGTTCAATTGTCCCAACTGTAGTTTTCCATGTAGGTTTTAATTTATCCTGCTTTAATTCTTGCTTTAATCTTTTTTTCTCTAACTGATAAAGATGATAGGTTATGTCGTAAATTTGTTTTGAATCTTTTATATCCTTTTTAAACTTGTTATACGACTCAAATCCTTCCATAATATAAATTGTTAAATCTCAATAAATACAAATATATATACTATACTTAAAATAATATCTATAAAAGATAAACATTAAAAGAAATATTATTCACTCAATAAACCATCTATACTCCTTATCTCCATGCAAAGCCCTATTAAGCCCTTCCAAGAGTTCAGTTGCATTTAAAGATCTATCTAATAGATTGTCAATATAACTATTCTTGTTTGCTCCTGTAAACAGATTATAGACTTTCCAGAGATTAATAGCATCTGCACCCTCTTCTATTCTGAAATTCTTATCATTGTAATAGGCTTTGGCTACTGCATTGATATGAGTATCTCCAAATTCCATACTAGGTAATAACTTCTTTTGTGTATTAGGTAAGCATTGATACAGTTTACTTTTACCTATTAACTGTGCAAACTGATGCTCTGTTAAGTAAGAATTCTGAAAAGAAGACATAAGTTGCAAATGCCTGTTTGGGTTATATTGCTGAAATAAGATTAATGAATGTTTGAATAATTCTTCCAAACTCATAACTCTTAATTCTGATTTATACCCATCAGTAGATACACATAGATTTGTGCAAACAAGATTCTTAAAACCTATAAATATCTTAAACTTCTCTACACTCTTTTTAGAATAGAGGTTTTCATGGTTTAAGGCTCTTACTCCACCAATGGAAAGATTAAGCCTGTTCCCTTCTATATCCTGATAGATTGTAGGCACTTCAAAGCAGAAAGCCATCCTTTCATAATAAATAGTCTTATCACTCTCTAAAAGCTGACTGACAGGTTTATTTATAGCTTCTGGAATTCTCCCTTTGACTACATGAGAGACTCTTATATCTGGCTGTAAGATAGTTTCATTTGGAAAGAAACTACTTGCTGCATCCCAAACTGTTTCTATAAAATTAGTATGGCTGATAGTAACCTCATTATCCTTAGAAAAGACAGGTACAATACATTCATGCTTTAAATGATGTAAACTTGCTTCTTTGGTATTGGCTTCTATAAAAGGGCTTGGATTGCAGTCACAGATATCTGTAATTTCTATTATATCTTGATTAGGGAGGAATTGTGAAATCATTACATCTCTATGATTGCTTTTTACTGTAGCTAATTGCATTGTTTCCATATGGAGTAAATTTTTTATTAATGATTAATATGCTCACTTTGTTTCTATATTATTTATATATCTAAGTGAGCAAAATATACTTTAAAATAAAAAGGGAAGACTTTAATCTTCCCTGTATCTGTTTATTATAATACTGCTAAGGTTATAGCTTTGCTCTCTCCTTTCTGATGCAGAAGGTAGAACATTTCTCCTGTCTCAGAAACACATACTTGTGATATTACAGGGTTGGTCAATTCTCTTATATCTGCTTTCTTAGAGACTGCCCCTGTTTCAAATCCATAGACAAAGAAGCATTTTCCTGTAGCCTCATTTTTCTTAATCTCAATCTTTTCTACATGGTGGTTTTGCTTAAATTGGCTCACACTCCAACTTTCTAAAAATGTTAGTCCATTCATAATTTCAAATATTATTGTTGTTGTTGTGCAGGGGGACTATCCCCTCACTGCAAAAGATGGAGGGGGTGTAGTTTGGTTATCTAGTGCTTGTGGATATACAGAACTTTTTGAAAAAAAATAATAAAAAATTTTCTTTCAATTTCTCAAAGAGTAAGAATAGTTAATATTATACTAATTATAAAGGAGTTAGTGAAGCTAAATTTTATCTATTTAATTACTTCCTGAGATTATTCAATGCTCTCAATAAAACAGACAATACATTTATTAGCTTTACATGAAACATGTAATCTTTTGTCTTTTCCAGAAATATATCTTTCTTTATTAAGATATATAGGTTCTTCTATTTTTATGTATTGATAGCCTATGTCTAATTTATGCCCATGTAGATTTGCTATTTGCTTTTTATCATTAACAGCCTCAAAGCTATCTTTCTTTAAAATATCTTTTTTGTAATCTTTTCTTCCTGACCTATTATAAGTCTCTATTGAGATTGTGCCATCTTCTGAATTGTCCAATATATTGTTATGAACAATATTTTTATAGATTAAATCTACATTTTTATAATCTGCTGTAGTTATTTTAACTAGATTGTCAAAAATAACAGAATAATGTTTTTCTATTATTTTTAATCTCTCTAGATATTCAAGCCTTCTAATAATAGCTTTATCAAATTCCATTTGAGGAATGTCTAAAGATATACTGAAATTGTTACCTGTAACTAGTTTCATCTTATTCCCTTCAAATAGTTTTAATGTGAGTTTGTAGAATAGTATTTCATCATTAATTCTACCTAATTTGCCATTATCTTTATGCTCTGAAGTTATTGAGACTTTCATTTCATCTTTTTCAGTATCTAAGGTTATTAATACAGTCAATATTCCTGCTTTTAATCTACATTTAAGTTTCAACTCTCCTTTTCCTTTATAAAAGTCAACAGGTATATCTGTGAATTCATCTGTATCATTAAAATAAAAGTTAATGAAAGTTTTTTCTGGTATAGGAAGTAGTGTTATTTCTTTGAGTCTGTCAGATAAAGGATGTTTAATTCCATTTATGACCATTTGAGGATTCATTATTAACTCAGCTGGAATTACAATTTCATCAGTGATAGAGGAGTTCATTATCTTTTCAGAAAAGTTTTTATCATTAAGATTAAATTTGAAAATTTGATTTAAAGCTTTTCCTGTTATTGGTTTTAAAGATTCAATAATATTACCTCCTGCTACAGGTTTAACACCTACATACATCCCTGAATTGAGAACTGTATATTTATTGGCTGTATCTAGCGACACATATTTTCTTTCAACATCAAATAGTAAATTGTTATTTATATTCTCTATAAGTCCACTAACAAACTCTTCTCCTGTAGAATTTACATAACAAATACCTTTCCTTACTAATTCATTTTGTTTGAGAGATGGGAGATTAGGGGCAATAAAAAACATTTCTTTTTTATTGCTGCCTAGAGTATCACTGACTTTATTAAAGATTGCTGAAATATTAGAATCTTCCATTCCATAGCCAATAAACACAACTGTCTTTGTTACAATCCTTTCTTTTATTAAATGCCAAATAGGGGTATTATAATCAATATTATAGAAGTTAGTATAGTCATCTTTGGTTATAACTATCTTATCTGATTTAGTAAAATCCCCATGAATCTTTACTATTGAAGTTTTATCCTCTTTTATATAAGGAACATCTGAATCAATAACTATTTTTTGTCCCCTTTCTTTATAAGCATCCTCTAAAAGAGTATCATAATTTGTTGTTATAATAGTTTTTATATGAGGTATTTGAGAAAGTAAATCATGATATTCTGTAGATGTAGGTTTATTATAGATTATATTTTCTTTTAATAGCTCAAATAATTGATTCCTAGAACCATTTCTTATATTTACAAAATCATTAGCAATATCTTGGAGTGCTTTATTACCTCCAATAACTTCTTTTTCTTCTTTTGTGCAATTTGAATATATTATTTGAGCAAGTTCTCCTCCCATAGGATAACCTGCATATTTAGAAAAGCCTGCACCAATCCATAATACAACATCTTCTTTACGAACTAATTCAAAAAGTCTTTCTTTATTATTCATGCTTTTAGCTATTTATCTGTATTAATATGTCTTGGTGTTTTAATTTATTTTCTCTCCATTCTTCAACCTGTAATGTGGGAGGGACTCCAATTGCTCTGGTTAGCTCTTCCTCCATTATCCTTTTTACAAAATCTTCATTTCCTTTAGTGGTTACTATTGAATCATGGATAGTAAATATAGGCACTTGTTGCTCCCCTTCTTCCCATATCCTTTTGCAGCATCTATGCAATACAATCTCACTTTCTATTGATTGGAGAAGGCAAGCTAATCTTGCATGCTGTTTTTTCCTATCAACACCTTTATATTGTCTTTTTATTATTTTAAATAATTCTGCAATAGAAGGGAATTTTTCTCTGTAATAAACTTTTAACCAATGGTTTTCATCATTAGGATTATCCCTGTTACTGGAGAAAATTAATGTAAACATAGTTGTTTTAGCATCTTCTCTGGATATATCAATTTCCTTTTCTTCTAAAATCCACCTTTGCACAGTTTCATACATCTCTCCAGATGAAACAATCCTTTTGTATTCATCAAAATCAGAAGGACTTAGATTGTCAAAGAAATTTCCTAACATAATGGATATGGGGGTTGTGTTGGATGTTGTAGGGGTATTGAATAACCCTTGAATATTATTGGGTATTTGACTGAATTTTAAATTGGGATCTGTGTTTGACCAGAAATTAGGGTTTGTCAATGCACTAACTAAGTAGGGTTGGCTGTTCTTTATATCTATTGAGACTAAGGGTTGTCCATCATAGGTTATAAAGTTCCTATAATCTTTTTGTATGTTGGTTAATACAGAATGTAATCTATGAATATTTGAGTCAATCTTAGCTTTATAATCATGAGTCTGTACTGCTTCAGCATTATAAATCAAGGCATTATATTGGCTTATTGGATTTTTCTTCTCTCCAGAGTCTCTATTTATATCCCAAGCTTCTTCACCTTCTTCTAATTTTTTGTTTTTTAATATTCTACCATATTCTTTAGCCTTTTGGTAATCAATTCTCAGTTTTCTTTCATTATACCAATGGGATAAATATGAACAATCTAATAATTGATTTCTTTCAAAATCTCCTGTATCTTCATTATAAACTGATTCCTCAATAGGTTCAATACTATTTTCAAATCTTCTATATGAATATCTAACTAAATCTGTATTCTCATATATTTCTGAGAATTTATAACCAATGGATTTTTCTTCTGGAATGTAATAACCATCTGAGATAATAATTCCTGTATCAATCAAATAATCTAAATAGTCTTTATAATCTTTAAAGAATTTTTGAAGATAGGTTGAATTAAGAGGTATAAATCCATCTTTTGTAATAGAGTCTTTATTCTTCGCTGGTATAGCACTAATCAGACCAATAAGATACATTAGTTTATCCTTGTCAAATTTAAGTCCTTTTGAGCTTAAAATTTTGTCTCCATTCAATTCAAATGCACTATAATCAACAAGAGGGTAGTTTCTTAAATGATTGTCAATATCCAAGTTATCTGGTATAAGGGCAAAATATCCAGAATAAGCTCTCTTTATGTATAAAACTACATGAGAGTCTCCATTCTTCCTAAACTTCTCTATAATATTTCTAACAATCCTATATAACCACCCCATCTCTCATCCATTATGTTAGGAAATAATTCAAAATCTCATTTACTTTTTATTAAATATACAAATTAAGTGAGATTTACTATATTATAAAATATCTAAGCAAATTATTCTCTACCTTGCCTATAGAGATCTTTCTCTCTCCAAAATTCAGAGGATTTTCTTTTATGGCTACATAGCTGTTCCTTGGTCTGGATGTTTCAAAATAAGCCTTAAATAGGCTGATAGAAGTTCTTGGTTTTATAGTCTTGTGGAAATGATATTTGACTATTGGTTCTATCTTCTCATGTATTTCTTCTGGTGTATATCCTTTTCCTGTTTCAAAGGCTTCTCTCATACTTATTCTTAGAGGGTGGTCTTCTGCCAGACACCAGAACATAATAGCATTGATAAGCCCCTTGTAAGCTTTAATATTCATATGCCTTATTTCATAGAGGTAGTCTAATAGTTTATCAGATTCTACATATTCGTTCAAATCTATAAATCTTTCAAGGATAGGCTTCTCTTCTTTGGTGCAGGTTCTTAGTTTCTCTGCAACATACTTATTTAGAACACCTGTAGGCAGCTTTTCTACTTTCTCTTTCAAGTCTGCAACTAAAGCAGTCTGTAATGAATCTATTAATTCATTTCTGCTATCTGTGAAATGGTTCTCTATTCTCTGTTCTGCTGATTTTTCTTCATCAGTCCTATTGTTTTCATATTCTATCTGTGTTACCTGATGTCCTTCTGAAACTAAGGCTTTATATAGTTTCTCTTGATTAATATACAGTTCATTGAATAGTTGTTCTCTTTCTGTCAGAAAATCAATATTAAGGTAGGCTATATCATATTTTCCTTCATTTATAGTAGGTCTTATAAGTGGAATTGGCTGACCTCTGAATGGGGTTTCAAGGGCTTTGTCCAATATGGCAAGTTTCATTACATTGAATAAATCTATTAAATCCTTATCTTCTCCCTGTATAATATGGGCTGCATTTATCAAATCTAAGACTTTATTAGCCTTTTTAATCAATGTATTTCTATATTTAGCTGTAGTCCTTTTAAACTTAGGCTCATAGTCTGTAGTGTTATAGATTATAGTATCACTCAATATGCCATCTTTAATTCTGCATCTACCATAGATTTGAGTTATCTTCTTTGTAGTAAGCATTTGATGTGCATATTTTACATTAGAAACAGTGATAAGGTGGTAAGTATCATTGATATCTATTCCAGAAAAATAGCTGCAAGTCATAAAATTGATTCTCTTAGGTAATGTAGAATCATCTTTCAATGGGTAATAATAAGTTCCTGCATCTTTCCTGCTTGATTCACTGCACATGATAGCACATTCCTTCTGTGTAGATTCATCTATCATAGATATAATATTCTTTACCTGTGAGACTGTATTATAGGCTATCAATATCTTATCTTCTGGATATTTTTTTATCAACTCTGTGACTGCATGATTGATGCTGTTAGACTGATTGATATGTATGAGCCTTATCTCTCTTTTCTTGTGGGATAATTCTTCTATTTCAAATCTGCATTCATTCTGGAATAGAGGATTGGAGAATTCCCCCATTGTAGCAGTTACAATACACCTGTTCTTTACATCAAACTTAAAATAGTTATCTATTACTGTTTCTAAATTAGGTCTGTAGTTACTGTCTGCTTGGAGAAGATCTATTTCATCTACCATTAGGAAGCAATGTTTATAGGCTTCTTCCCCTAGTATATTCATCAAATAATCTAAGCTGTCTGCTACCACTAAAAACTTTAGAGGCTGAGTAGTATTTTGCTCCAAATAATTAATGATTTCATCTTTACTTACCCTGTCTGTAAATTCTCCTATGGAAGTGCCAACATATAGTACTTTTTTAGGGTTCAGATTATTTTCAGCCCATTTAAATTTGCTATAGGCTAGTTTCTTTGTAGGTACTACTATTATTGAATGTCTGGGTGATTTGAGTTCTAAGGTTGTTGCACCTACTCCTGTAGCTTTTTTGTCTACAATTCCATGAGGCAACTTTTGGATAAAATTAGATAGTCTGTATTCATCTGTGAAACCTTGAGATGAACCCCAAATCATAAAATAACCTTTGTGAATGGTAGTGATTGTTTCTTCTGGATTAGCTCCTGCCAGAGTATCTAAGACTGCTTCTGAAAATAAATCCTTGACTTGATTTTCTATTATCTCTTTAGGAATTATTTTTTCTTCTTCTTCTTCTTTTGCAGCCTCATATTTTTTGAGGCTGTCTAGTATGCTTATTGTTTTAGCCATTTTATTTTTAATGTACCTGAGACTGCATCATGCTCACTTAGGTCTTGGGTATTATTAGGATGTAAGTGAGGGGTTAATTATCTAATCTTTGAAGCTCTTGTAATGTTTCTAAAATATCTTTATGAATAAAACTTGGATATAGCCTATAGCTTTTATCAAACATTTGAATACTTAAATTCTTATGTTTATTCAAGAATGAAAAAGTTTGTATATATAACTTTTCTAAATCATGTCCTCTGATTATAGTAAACCATTTGGGAAGGTAGAACTCCATACCATTAATTACTTCATATTTTACAATTTCCAAATTTTCATTTTTGTTTGGATAATTATCTTCTAATTTTGATATTACATTATTCACTATCGTTTGTATATCATGTTGAGATTTATTATAGAAGTTTATAATAGTATCTTCTTCATTGAACCCTACTTTTTCCTTCTCATTGTTTTCTGATAAAATAAACATTACAAATGCTATAGGGTCAAAAATATAATTATCAACAGCATATCTATTTTTATTACCTAAAACTAGAATTCTTTCATTGCCATTATTTTTTAAATCCCAATCAATAACTCCAAATGTAGTAGTGTTTTTAGCTTTTGTTAATGTGTTAACAATATTCTTCACTTTATCACAACCATCTTCTTCTGCAGAACTTCCTGCTGTGATGAATTGTAATATAATATCATTTGTTAAATAATTTTCAAATTGATTTTGGATTATAGTATAAATATTCTCCAAATAAAATTTATCAATTGGAGCTTCTACAAATATTTGTTTAATATTCTCATAATATACACTAATAGAATTTAATCCATTTGTTAGTGTTTTTATAGCTTCCTTTTTTGATGATTTTATAATGTATCCTAATTCTCTATGCATTCTATACAAATTTAGCTCTGGAGTTAAAGCCACTGTTGTTGGACTATGGGTTGTCATTATGACTTTGATATTATTTTCTTTTACCAAAACATTTTGTATAACATCAAGCATTTGCTTACTCATAGTTGGATGTAAATATGCATCAGGCTCATCAAAAAGTATTACATCTGGAAATTGAGCTCCTGTATTAGATGAATAGATTGCCAAAATAAGTGAAAAAATTACCTTTTCACCAGAAGATAAAAAATCTGCGTTTAAGGTGGTGTTAGAATCTCTATCTATTAGTTTAATTTCAAAATTAAATCCCTCACTTTCAATATCTGGAGTTTCTAGGTGGTATCTAAATTGGGCTATTTGAGCTATTTTATTAAAAGTTATCCATGGGGCTTCATTGAGTTCCAAATTTGCTTTTTTTCTAGCCCAATATTGAATATATAAAAATTTTAGATTAGCTGAAAACAAAGTTGAACTTGGTATAGGTTGGTATGCAATATAATAATAAGGGACTAAATATAAATCAGGGCTAGGGTGTAAATCTATAATTTTTTTTATTATATCAATATCACTTTGACTAAATGCAGGAAATGTTACCTTCTTGTCTACATAGTCCTGATTACTTTTTCTAACACCAATAACCTCAAGATATCTCTTATTAAGCATGCCTAAATTTATATTTTGATCTGAAAATAAATTTATATGATTTATATAGAATAACAATTTATAAGCAATATCTTGTCCTTTGGTAATAAGTGAATTCTTATCATAGTGATTCCCTAAATCTACATAAGGTGTATCAATCATTCTATATATAATATTTGTAGCAGTTTTATTCTCTGAAATAATCTCTGCATTATATATAGTAGTAGCATTACCCACACTATCAATCATTGTATGAGGCATACCCATCATAGGATTAACAGACTCATATAAGTGTGTTAGAAATTGGGTTTTTCCTGTTCCATTCTCACCTGTAATAACTATGAAATTAGGTAGATTGTACAGTTCTACTTCTTTTATGATTATATAGGGTTGGTTTATTTTTATATCCATAATTTGTTATTTAAATTATAACCTCTAAATTTATCATAAAAATAGAGATTATAATTAACATTTTAAGAGTAAGTCTATTATTTCAAAGCAAATTCTTCATAGCTTCATCTATCTGACTATTTTCAAAACTATCCAAATAAATCTGAGTAGTCTTTAAATCTGAATGCCCTAAAGCCTCACTTATAATAGCAACATTAATTCCAGACCTTTTCAAAATGGTTGCAAATGAATGTCTTGCACAATATGTCGTCAGAGGAATAGAAAGATTAATGCTTTCCCCAATCTTCTTTAGATTCTTATTAGCTACATAGGTTACTTTCTTTATCCTTCTGACTTGCTGTTCTGCTGTAGCATGTATAGAATCATCCAAAATAGGAAATATATAGTCATTATTACTATTCTCATATCTCTGTATAATTTCTAAAGCATAAGGTTGTAATAGAAAACTGATTTGTTTTCCTGTTTTATGCCTTTTATAGACTATTCTGGTTGAAACTATATTACTCCTTTTTAAATGTGCCATATCCACCATATTTATACCACACCCTAAATAACTGAATAGGAACAAGTCTTTACTGAACTGTAATAAAGATTGAGGTCTTTTGCTGATTGTCTGTACATCCAGAGATATAATTTTCTGAATATCCTCTTTAAGAATAGACCTCTTTGGTGTAGAATCTTTCAGCTTAGAGACATTATATTCATTAAATGGATAATAGTCTTTCTTTACAATGTTATCCTTCACAGCCTTATTATAGACTGCTTTAAGAGTCCTCATTTTTATGCTGATACTATTGTTTTTATTTCCTATGTTTCTTAAATAAGTTTCATATTTATTCAGAAATGGTACATCTATATCTACAAATTGTAGTTGATTAATTTTTGTAAACCTTTCTAAAGAATTATACAATGCTTGATAATGGGTTGCATTGCCTATTCTATTTTCTTTTGTCAGTTTTTCTATGACTGAATTTAGATAATCACTTATAGATATATTCTTTGTTGGTCTTTCTACAGCCTCAATTAATTGATTTAAAGAAAAGTCTTTTCCTATAGATTGAAATTCCAAGACTTGTTTTTGAAACTTAGATAATTTTTCTGTTATGATATTTTCTAAATATTCAAAATTAGGGCAATTAGGCTTAATCTTATTTTTTGTAGCATCCCAATAGCTTTTTTCTATAGAAATACCTAATCTTATTACTTTCTTTTTTCTGTCTTTTACAAGCCTTAAAACTATTGGTATATAGCCTTTTGATGTTAATCTGTAGGTCTCTGCGACTGCTTCTATTTTTACTCTCATTTTTGTAGCCATTTTGTAGCCACAAATGCCTAAAAAGGATTCAAATCATATCAAAAACTACTAATACTTTTACCTCTTGCATATCCAAAAATATCTTGTATCTTTGTCCCACAATAAAAAGGAGAGGTGCTCGAGTGGTTGAAGAGGCACGCCTGGAAAGCATGTATACGGGTAACTGTATCGAGAGTTCGAATCTCTTCCTCTCCGCCTGATAAATAGATGATTATGAATATATAGTCATCTATTTTCATGTTGTATATATCCAAAAATATAAATATATTTGGGGGCATATCAGGGCAAAAAGTGGACTTTTGAGGAAAAACCGTGCAATTTGTGTGCAAAAAAACAATAGTAAATTATGGCATCAGTAAAATTATATCTTGATACCCGTGTTCCTCGTAAAGATGGAACTTATCCGCTAAAGATAGCTGTTACACATAAAGGGAAATTTTTCATCAATCTTAAAATATATCTGAAAGAGGACCAGCTTGTAGGCGGCGAAGTCGTTGGTCATAAGAGCAAGAAAATTTATAATACCATAATAGAGCAGTGGCTTATTAATGTAAAAAAAGTATTGTTAGACTTAGCTGCAAATGGAAAGATTAATAATCTATCCCACCAGCAGCTCAAAAATATAATTGAAAATTATAATGATTCAAATGAGCCCGATGATGAAACGCCATATTTATTTAAGGAACATTTGGAAAGATTTATCTCAACTAAAGAAAAGAAGAATACAAAAGACATATATAGGGCTACTCTCAATAAAATCAAAAAACATACTGATATCGATAATTTAACTTTTGAAGACATTAACCTATCATGGCTGAAAGGATTCCAGCAAAATATATCAGAAGAAGGACTTAGCATTAATGCTCAAGGAATTCATTTTCGCAATATAAGAGCAATATTTAATGATGCCATAGACGAAGAATTGATTTCACAAAGCATATATCCATTCAGACGATTTAAGATAAAAACCGAAAAGACAATTAAAAGATCTTTGACTGTTGAGGATTTAATACAATTGCGCGATTATCCATGCGAAGAACATCAGATGAAGTATCGGGATTTATTCATGCTTACATTTTACCTAATTGGGATAAATGTCATTGACCTTCTACATCTGAAAGAAATAATAAATGGGAGGATTGAATACCGAAGAGAAAAAACTTACAGATTATATAGTATTGAAGTATTACCTGAAGCTCAAGCTATTCTTGACAAATACAAAGGGAAAGATTATCTATTAAACGCACTTGATACGTACAATTATTACAAAGGATTTGCAGACAAGATAAATAAAAATATACAAGAAATAGGGCCATTTGAGATAGTAGAAAAAATAGTAAAAGGGAAAAAGAAGAAAATTAAAGAAAGAAAACCCCTATTTCCTAGCATAACAACATACTGGGCCCGCCACACATGGGCCACAATCGCAGCCTCTCTTGATATTCCCAAGGAAACTATCGCAGCTGCTTTGGGACATGGTGGAAATTCTGTTACTGATATCTATATCAACTTCGATCAGAAGAAGATAGATGATGCGAACAAAAAAGTACTGAAGCATATCAGAGAATATGGAAAACTAAAAAAGAAGAAAGCCTCCCAAAAATAGAAGGCCTTCAAACATAACTATTTCGTAACGCAATATCGAATCTTGTTATGTTTTACAAATATATAAATATCTATGTTATGACAAGCAGGAAAACAAAAAAAAACTATTTGATTTCAATATTAAATCAATTAAAATCTATTGGTAAAAAAGCTAAAATAAGTATTGTTATTGCTATAATAACATTAGTTGTTACTCTAATTGGAAGCATAATTATCCCAGGTATTTGGAGAAAAGAGGATACTCAAAAAGGCTTAATATTGCATATTGGAGATTATGCTTTAAAGAAAAATTCTTTGACTTCAGTAATTTATATATGCCCTATCTCTTTTTTAGGGAAAAATGAGATCATTACCACATTGCCTATTAATATTACTAATGAATATACTAACAGTATAGAAGATATTTCACTGTTTATTGAGATTGGGTTAACTGAAGATCAAAATATTAAAGACTTTTATAACCCCATCACTAATAAAACGATAAAGGCTGAAAAAAAATATGATTTAACTAAGGTTAAATTTCGGGAAATAACAACTGAAACTAATTATGACGATAGGATAAGTTCTAGGTGGTATACAGAATCAAACAAGAATACGGAAAATGTAAATTATTATATTAAGTATTTAAATTACAGTGAAAAAACAAATCTGTAGCTACCCATGAGAATTGATACTACAGCAATGGAGACAATCTTTCATCAAGGGCCAAATTCAGGAAATTTGAATTACGCAATAAAAGATAATTTTACTTTTACAGCAGGTTATTCTTTTAAAAACACAAAAGAAAATAGTAATTTTTTCATTAATGTATCGGTATATAACTATGATGATATAAAACAATTTATTGAAAACGAATATAACACCAATGGTCATTTACCTTTTGAAGAAAGTCTTTATGATGCTAATAAAAATGAATTACTTGTGTCTGAAAGAAAGATTATAGTTCAACCTTCAATAATTCAGAATGAATCTGGGGATTTTGAAATTAGCAAAAAAGATATGAAAATTATACAAATAAAATATAGTGAAAAAGATTATCAAAAAAATAGGAAAATAGTATTCTATGATAAGGATAATAATATCGTTGATACCTATAAATTACCCGATCTAAATAAAAATAAAGCCGAAGCCAACAGAAAGCATCAAGAACTAAAGAAAGATATATATAAACAATCGTCCTATTTGTGAAAATAGGACGATTCAAAAATCAAAAAATTATGCTTTCAAAAGCTATATAAATCGTTTTATTCCTTTGAATCCAAAATAAGCTAGTAGCAAGAGCAATAATATTCTTCCACACCATACTTGAAATGATTGAAAAGATGTAAGTCGGTTTACTTCTGGCCCAGGTATCTCAACCGGATAGGGAACTTGTATACTATCATTGATAAATATAGAATCTCTCACAAATTTATCCCGGTATAGATATCTATATTTTTCCAACCAAACGGTATCACCTTTTATTTTCATGAATACAGAATCATGTAAATACACTGAATCACGCAAATACTTATCCCTGTATTCGGTTTTTACCGATTCAACAGGTACATATATCATTTTTGATTTACAACTGCTCAGAAGCAGAAGAATTGACACTACAACAACTATGATAATTCCTATATGTACTTTGTGTTCTTTTTTCATCGAGAAAGTAATTTATATATCACATCTAAATACTGATTTATGAAATGATTCTGATAGATTGCAATGCCTACTAAAGCCAGAAGTGAAATGATTATTGAGACAAATACAAATAATGGAATTTTTATATACTTTATTTGTTTCATAACTTGTATTCCTCCATCGCATCAAAACACGGACAAACTTTTATCCATTCAAAATAATCTACTTTGCCATTTCCATTCAGATCAGGACTAAAATCACGATGTCCTTTTATTATTGCATCAGGATATTTGACTTTTAGCTTTTTCAATCTGCTGAGCATTGTTGCTTTTTGTGAATCGGTGCGGGTATCTGTAAAAACAGTTTTTTTGTTTTCAATTATCATACCACCCACATAACAGACATTAATTAATTCACTATTGAATCCTTTAACTCCGTTCGACACTTTATCCTCAGATAATAATTGCACTTCTGTACCATCAGGAAATATAAGATAATGATATCCCGGATTCTTCCACCCTAAAGTATTTTTCCAGTATGCCTGTATGCTTTCAAGTGACTGACTGTCCAGTCCGCCAGTACAATGGACACCTATATATTTAATCTTTCTCATTCTTCACTTCCTTTTCTTCTGATATTTTTTTTACTAATTCTGTAAGACCTTTTATTAAATCATCCCGGTTATCCAGCATTATAGATAAATCTTTCAGGCTGTTATTCAATTTACGCTTATCCTTGTCATGTGCCTTTTCCAATATTGATTTACCTTCTATGAATATCAAGAATCCGGCAGCGATAAATGTGACATATGGTAATGGATAGAAAAACGTGCCGATACAGTCGAACATAAAGGCAAAGAACATCATAGCATAATAGAATACCACCTTTGTTACAGTTCGTCTTAATCCGTATGAAGTCCGGGCTTCGTTCCGTTCTTTGGCCTTTCTCCATCCGCTAATCAGATCGAGCGTGATAGCGATAGCAACAAATAGCCACATAATAGCCACAATAGCCAGTTTAGTTTCTAAAGAAACATAATCCCCATTTAAGTACGATTGAATAAATAGCACTACATTTTCTTTCATTCCATGAATCTTATTATAAATATCACTATCCCCACCGGCACACAGCCCAACACAGTAGCGAGTATATCCCACCAATCAAATCCCGTCTTTCGCACAAACCTATCATACAGTTCCTTGATTAATCCGGCAATCACAGGCAGCAATATCAGCCACACCCACAGATAAGCCAATTGAGTCAATAACAAGCCGATGCAAAAATGCATCAGCTTGTCTTTAGGTAATGCGTTCTCAATCTTCGCTTGCAGGCTCATTTTCATCCTCACTTTCTTCCAATCCGTTCTCCCGGATAAAATCATCTACCTCCTGTTCTGTGTCGAACAATTCAACCGTAACACCTTCAGGAGTGAATATCTCCCCCGTACCATCTACCCTGCGAACTATTTTACCGTCCTGATAAGCCAGGACATATTTATTTTCAAATTTCATAAGTCTTATTTTTTTATATAATTAAAATGTTTTCAAAAAAAAACGGTAAACTCATTTGAATTTACCGTTTTTTTAAATTTGTTTTATCTGAAACTATCCTGGGAAGTGTCTCTTCCTTAGTTGAATATCTCTAAAAATCTTGTATACTTTGGAATGATCATATGGCTTGCCACTTTCTCGCTCCCATAGTGGAACATAATCAGGATGCTTTGCAATTTCGAAAAAATCCATAAATCCGTCAGGTCCAAATGCCGCCATATCTAGAATGGAGACTTCAAAAACAACAAGTAGGATACCATCTCCATATATATTTTTAATAGTAGCCCTTAACATGGACGCTGTAAAAGAATCTGGAGTTAATAATACAATTTGATGAGATATATATTCCCAGAATTCCAGTTTGTTTTCCAGAATATAGTCCATCAGTTTTTTGTGACTATCGACATTTGCTTCTTTAAGATCATCAAATTCTATTATAAATGTTTTCATTTCTCAGCCTCCTCTTCTATTGAACCATAAGATACATAATTTGAGTTCGGTGGATTTACTGATACTGTTTTTTTTATGCTATCAGACATTAAAGCTTTCTCTATTGCTGTTTTTTCCAGAACAAATTTTTCAGACCTTAACAAATTAGGGTCTTTAAATAAACAATAAAAATAGGCAAAAAGAAAGGCTAGAACAATCAATACAGATAAACACCCCAAGATATACCCAAACACATTTTCTCCAATTTTAAAAAGTAAAATTGTTGCTGTCAGTAATATGGAGAGTAGTCCAAATAAAGATTTAACAACATTAGACTTATATCCTTGGGATGAAGCATGTTCAAAAATGTGTCTTAGATAATCACTCATATATCTTGCTTTTTTGCAAATATAATAATAAATATCACTCATAATGAAATTGTTTATTTGTTTAAAAACGATAAATTCAATATATCAAAGACCACTTCCCGTTTTGGTAGGACGGATATACCTAACTTATTTATCTTTAATTATAGTAATAGTAATTATATTTACTATTACCCAGCTGTCACCGTCACAGTGACACCTTTATCCGTCAATGTCTGTACGGCAGCATCCGAGGCCGCTGTCCTTGTACCGATCACATAGATGCTTTTCAGCCACGAAGAAGCCGCTGCCGTCGGGTGTAGTTCCTTTGTCGCCTGATCGATCAGCATCGCATCCACAAAATTGCCCAGCTTTACTTTCTCCAAGGCAAGAATAAAACCCTGAGGACGGATCGACCAGGAGAAAGAAGATAACCCCCGCTGCCTGTATTCATTGTATGAACCGTCGGTATTGGTGAAAAATGCGAAAGGACACCGGGCTATATCCCCGCTCAGGGTATCCATATTTCTGGCCGCCAATCCCACTGTAGTTGTCTCATCCCACAAAACACCGTCAGAAAGCAGCTTTGCGAACAAAGCACCCAGATCACCAGATACCAGTGAATCGGAGATCCTTAAATCACGTAGCTTCCCGTTTTTTATTTCAAGGTCAATAGCCGGATCAAAGGAAACATTGCTGCGTTCCACAGAAAGGGAAATCGCGCCGGTAGTAGCGAAAGAGATCGGGCCGGGGCTAAACTTCCCGGTGATCTTATAGCTGTTAAGATATATACTGGCGGAAGTGGTCGGTATACTTTCGAATTTCAATTCACCTGCGTCAAAAACAATGCTTTCGTATTGTTCATTCACACGGGCAATAAGTTGAAAAGAACCGGTAGCCGGTTTTTGTTTAAGAGAATCCAACACCAGCAATTCTGACGGGAATAATACTAATCCTGTCAGGGAAGTCAAAAAACTGATCCCCCTGAAATTATAGGAGTAACCATTCGTGATAAGGTTCCTGATAGAATATTTGTCCCGGATGCTGACATCTATTGTAGAACCGTAAGGAATATTAAAATAACAGGCTGTGTTCGCAGGGATTTCCACACTCCCGGATACCGTGACCGGGTTGGACATATCGGAAGATGTGGACATAGTGCATGTTTCAGACAGCGATACCGTATTGGCTTTGTCTGACAGTATCATAAAAAGGTTGCTGACCGTCGAGCTTCTTGTATGGCTCAATGAGAATCTGAGTTCTCCCAGTTTCAACAGGGAATCATTGTTTACAACCCCCTTTAATTGTGTGACTAAACATTCGTTCATAACTTATATATTTTTTGTTGTTAATTATTAAACTGCGAATCCAGGTTAGCGAATCTCTGATCCAGCCAGTTGCCGACACGTCCGATGCTGTTATAAAACCCGGCTTCCACAGGGTTATTTGAATAAAATCCGGTGAAAGGGCGGTTTCCCGTACTATCCTTCACACACCTGAAACCGTATTGAACATTCAGCCCGTCACGGCAGGTGTCGCCTACTGCATAACCCGCAGCATTATCATAAGGGGCATAGCTTGTGTTTCCCATATCCACCAGTTCCCAGAATTCGGCATTGATCTTCGGATCACGGTACGACGGCACATCGGGGTACTTTTCAAATTCACGTTTGTAATTGTCATATCCCACACGGCTTACCCAGTCTTCGAACAGCCCGGTTATATTCCCGGTGGTAAATACACCATCACCCCTGAGCTCGTTGTACCTCTCTTTGATTTGCGGAAGGTATAACTGGTATAATTGACCGGTTGGCAAAACGGAACTTGTACCCAGTATATTGGTGATCGATTCGGGCATAACGAATGTGCCCCGCCAGCTCATTCCGAACACAGAATCTTTGTCATACACACACGGGGAATACTTATTGCCGTCCCACGAGCACCACAGCCAGTTTTTGGCAAAACCGTCAAAGTCATATATGGCTTGTGCAAACACAAAGTAATCTATCATAAAAGGCAGATTGAAATATTCTTCGAAGAGAGCCCTTTTATTATCGTTCCCACTGGCCGCCCTGATAGCCGGCACTGCACCCGCCAGTTTTTGTATATTCGCTTTCACTGTTGCAGAAAACGGATCGCTATCCGATAGTTCGGTAGGGTTATCCCCGTCATACTTATTGCCGTTGATATCGATCAGCCCTTTCGGGTTACGGATCTCAAAGGCATTCCAATCGACGGTACCGCCCCATAATTGCGCTCCACCCAATGTGCCATCGAGGAATATATGATCCGGATTGGAACCGTCCAGGTTATAATTATCCCTGTGTTTTTTCAGGTTCCATGAATACAACCCGAAAAAATTACCGTTCCAGTAGATAGCTATCGGGAATCCGTCAGGATGTGAAAGCGCTCCGGTAGGGAAGTCCCTGTCAAGTGTGCCGCCCGAATTGAGAACAGATGTATTATCATTGAGATAATCCCACGGGCGCATCTGTCCGTATGGGCGTGTCCGGTACATCTGTTCGGCAAGGTTGTAACAGACGTTACTCTGCCCCCTGAACGCATCGATATAGTATTTCTTGATATGGAAAGAGTCCTGTACAACCCAGTCGCCGAATTTAAGTTTCTGATTTACTAAGTCTATTCCAAGGTTCTTTATATAATAAAACATGGACGAACTACCTTGCGCATTCAGGATAATGGGAATCCTGAAATAGTTCCCGTCCATATCCCATAATTCGAGTATAGCCTGTATATCATCGGTCTTACTGGTAGGCAATTTCGAACATATAAGGTTTACTTTAGCGCATATGCGTGGAATAGGCATTTTTATCAATGACTGATCGCTCCAGTCGCCGGTACCCGAAGAAAAGCCGCTGTTTATCAGATCGTGATGCAGGGCTTGCATGGCTTTGTCGGAGAAGCGGATGGCTTCGGTTACAGACAGGTTTTCGGTCAGTAGCTTCGGTTCTACCTTTGTACCGTCTGCTTGCCTTTCGGAAACTATATTCTCATTCTTATCGAGTGTCAGTTCCAGACGCCCTTCGGGATCGTCAATAATATCACCGGATGTATTTTCAAGGGCTTCAATACGTTTCTTTATCTCTTCGAATTCAGGCGTATAGAATGACCCGTCTGTTTTAATGCCTGCCAGGATATGCCCTTCTTTGTCCGTCCACACACGCAGCCATTCGGGATCGTCTGTTAAGCTTGTCATTTCAAGGATACCGGCATACAGGGTGATAAAGTTATCAAGCTGCAATTTTACTTCTCCGATATATTGTTCGTTGTGTTGGATATTATCGGTGATGGTATTGTCACAGTCAAAAGTGGTACCGTCCCATCGTTTGCCCCACAACAGGTAGTTTTCCGCATCCACGATGGCATAGGCGTATTCATCGTCGCTGACAATGGAGAGTGTTCCTGCCGGAAGGTAGACAACAGGGTTGCCGGAGGCGTCGGTTTTATCCGCTTTGTTAGATACATCGCCTAATGGCCCCCGATATCTCCAAACTCCTACGCCATCAGTTATTACATATGCATAAATGCCATTTTTATTGGGATCAGGATCATCAGTCACTGATACCAACTCCCCATTTTTTATTAAATTACCATCATCGCCTATTGGATTAGGACTAGCATCTGACTGCATATCTGAATTTGTCAGATACGTTTTTTTTATTCCAAGACTTGCAGATTCTTCCAATACATCAGCTATATCTTTAAAAGCCTGTCCTTCGATCTGGTTCGTAACAGAATTAGGCTCTGTCGCATCATATATCTGTTGTCCTGTTTGTCTTATCCCTTCTATTGTTGCCATATTAATTAAATGGTGGTTTTATAAATTCTTTTGTATGTATGTTATATCCATTCGGATATAAATCTTCATACGACGAATAAAAATCTTTTGGTTCTACTTCCAGCTTGAAAATATATCCGGGGTAATATCCCGCTAGTTCGTTAACTTCAACTTCTGTCCCGTCTGCACGGACGTACTCCAACCCGTTGATAGTTATATATGACAGGCTGAACATCAGGTTTAACTTACGGGCAATCCATATGGGCACACCGGAATTATCACCTATTGTCAATATTCTTGATTCATATGGGTAGGCGTCCAGTTGGGTTAATGAATATCCCTGATCCCTGAATGTGTTATTACTCACATTGAAAGTCATTTCTTTAAACAGGAATCCTCCCCTAATCCTGAATTCAAAGAAGTAATTTCCTCCGTCACCATCTAAAAATTGCGTATCGAATTTATCTTCCCTGTTAGTATACTTTAAAAGAATAGTATCATAAAGGCATTCTTTTTCCATCACACAAAATACAGATGAACTTATCACTTCCTGATAAGTATTAATAATATCAACCTTGTACGTCCCTGTATCAAGGTCTGTTATCTCAAAATAATATGAACGGTAATTGTCAAATGGAGCAAATTCTGTGAGAGGAATAGATATAACATCTTCAGTATCTAAGCCAGTAAGTCTTACTGTTGGTGTATCATTTTTGAATGCTGCAAATTGAACCCTTATTGTATCACTACTGGCAAAATATTGATTAAAACATTCCTGTTTCTCAAAATTATGTTGCCAGTCCGATTGAAAGTCCAAGCTGCTGAATAAGGATATTCTAAGATGGTACGCCACAATATTCTGTTTCCTTTAAAATATAATCTGAAATAAAAAATCCCCGCTTATTTATGAAAACAAGCGGGGATAATAATATTTAATATGACTATAAAAATATTTTATGCTATTCCACCCCACACCTCAATATCAGCATAAAATCATAATAAGTAACATACCCATAAGAGATCAGAGCCCGGGCTTCATCATCTGATATGTTTTTATACTTCATAAGGAAAGAAATAAAGGGAACTCCCAATAATGACAGATCGACAAGATCTTCAGTGTCTAAAACATCTTTTTCTCGGACTGAGTGCATAATATCTTCAATCATTACCTGTAGTTCGATGCGCTTTAATATATCATTGGGCTTAATTTGTAATGCCAGGCTACTGGATATGTATTCTATCTGATCTTCCAAATTATTTTTATTTGCAAAATTACTCTATAGATACGATAAATACCGAATCAATTAAATATCTTTAAGATGTAAATAAGCGATCAACTAACAAAAAACAATAAATATGAAACTTTGGAAATTAAGTGGGGTTTTTATGATTGGTATAATATCTTTCATTGTGATTAGTTGTGCGAACAAAGGCAATAATATTGAAGGCAAATGGGTGAGTGAGGCTCAACATGATTATGAAAATCATATTGTATATATTTTCACTAACAGCAAATATCAGGTAATCATAAATGGAGAAGAGGAAGGGTTACCCCTTTCATACAAAATAGAGGGTGATACCATCATTATGGATAGAGGTGAGCATTGGGTTCCAATTGTAGGTGTTCAAAATAGATATATAAAAGAATCATTTTCTATTTCTAAAGGAATTGAAGGTACGACTCTTGCATTCGGCTATTTAACATTAAAAAAAGTAGAATAATATACTATAATCGTGTTATGAGATACATTATTATACTGCTATCTTTTTTAAGTATTTCTTTATATTCCCAGAATACAATCAGAGGGAAAGTAGTTAAAATATCCGATGGAGATACTGTTGTATTGCGGGATAGTACAAATACTCAACACCGTATTCGGCTTGATGGCATTGATTGCCCGGAAAGGGGACAAGCCTTTGGGAATGTAGCCACTAATTTTACCCGTGGTATTTGCGCAGGAAAAGATATTATTGTCGATATAATAGGATATGACAGATATAAACGAATACTGGGAGTAGTCTGGGTTGAAGATGTGAACCTGAATGAAGAGCTATTAAAGGCTGGTTTAGCCTGGCGTTACAAGTATAACAAATCCGAAGAATATCATCGATTAGAACAAGAAGCTAGAAAAAACAGAAAGGGACTGTGGGTTGATAAAGAACCTATAGCTCCATGGGATTTCAGAAAGAAAGGACAAAATACTATATCAGTCGGAGTATCGTATGTATATAAAGCAAAGTCTAATATCTATCATAGAAGAAAAGATTGTCCGGAACTGACCAAATATAAATCAGACATCAATAAAATAGATATAAAAGAAGCAAAAAGGAACAATTTGTACCCTTGTACAATGTGCTCCAAATAGTTATTTCTGCTTCTTTTATATCTTTTTTATAAAGTCATTATTTATTTGGTAGGCGTCCATTCTACTGGCATCGAAAGGCTTTAGTAGATCAGTGATATCCTCTTTTGTCAGTTTAGGATCAATCCACTTGAGTTCATCTTCCTTTGACAATATAGCCGGCATTCGCTTTTTTGCGTTATGTATTTGTGCTGTCAACGGGTTAGCTTCAGTTGTTATGATTGAGAAAGTATGCAGTACCTCTCCTGTTTCTTTGTTTTGCCATATATCATATATTACGGCCATAGAGAATATCTCTTCATCCTTCAGGAAGATAAAGTAAGGTGTTTTTGTTTTATCTGCGTTGTGATGCCATTCGAAATATCCGGTACTGGGAACTATGCAGCGGTGAGACTTAACCGATTCCCTGAACGATGGTTTTTCGAATACGGTTTCCGCTTTGGCGTTATATGTCATTTTTCTTATCTGCTCGGCATCGGCTTCTGTCTTTTCCCAGAACGGTATTAATCCCCACTTCATCACCTGTATCTGTGGATCATTCGTTATGACAGGGTAATAGGGATTCGAAAAAACATTCACATGATACTCTTCCATTATCTCTTTGTAGATTTCTACTACGTCAATTTTAAGGCCATATCTGGCCGCAAGTTTTTGAGCCTTTGCACTTATGGAGTTGTGGAAACACATAGCTTTTATTGATTATAACAGCTATAAAGATATTAGTGTTTATTCATTTTTGCTATCTTCGTGTATAAAACTAACATCAATTATGAAAAAACTACTTTACTTGCTTTTATTTATGCCCTTTGTTATGTCCTGTGGTGGTGACAGCACTGATTTCAACCCGGTAAAAGGGAAATGGAGACACAATGATACAACTGGAGATTATAGCATTAAAATATACAGTGAAGATTTTTCACTTGTTGAATATTATTATTCTGAGGATGATGAATTAATAAGAACATATTCAAAAGAATCATATAAAATAGATAAGGAGCATATTTACATGACAATCAAAAGGGATAATAATACAACTCATGATACTGCTTTTAAATATGAAATTGTAAAGTCAGAAGGCAAAAGGATATTAAGAATATATGATTATCCATTTAATCATACTTACCAAGAATGGCACGAGGTAGAATAAAAAAAGGAGTACTCCATCGAGCACTCCTTTTTATTATGTAATATAGTGTATTAACAAGTTGTTAAAAGAGCTTCATAGTCATTGAAATATTTTATTATTCTTTCGACTTGAGTTTTCAAAATGTTTCTAAATTTAAAACTTTTTTTGGTCTTTTCAACCCCATACATATCCATAAGAGCTCCCAGAGATGTATTTAAGAAATTAGTAGGAACTGACTCAACATCGGTCATATCAATAATAATTATCTCATCTCTAGAAACTGCATCTTTGGCCATTTCAAAAACTATATTCCCACTTTGAACATAGTTATGATTTTCCAATAAATCGTGTAAAATTACAGTTTGCATTTTATTATATTTTTAAGAGATCATTATTTCATCTTCAATATCTTTTAAAGGAAAATTGTCAGTTGATAACTCAAAGTAAATCAAAGTTCCTCTAAATTCAAAATCTAGGTCAAAATATTTAATGTTATTTTTATTTCCAAAACAAGTTAATAGAGCTTTATTACTTACTATTCTAAAATTATCTTCATTACTAATAGTAGAAAGTATATTATCAAGTCCCATGCCTTTATTGCCCATTGTACTCTTTGCTGTAACTCCTATATTCAAAGAATCTCTCAATGCAAGTGAATCACTTTCATACACTTTATTTGACCTTTTAAGTGTTGTCGCAATTCCCAATCCAAAATCACATGCAGCTATATGTATTTTACCTTGCACAGGATTATAAGAAATGTAGGAAAATGCATTCCCATCTGATTGCGAATGATCTGCAATGTTTGCATAAACTTCATTTAAAGCACTACTTAATGCCGATGTATCTAAATCATGAAAATAATTATTCTTAAAATAATTAGATACAGACAAGCTATAAGCATATGTTTCACTTTCTACAACTTTCCATAAATTTAAAATTTTACTATCTTCAGACTCCTCATGATTTGAAGGACATTCATCTTCAAAATATTTATGAATTTTTATTTTGTCTCCAATAATATCTAAAACATCATCATCTTCAGTGTAAATTGTTATTTTAGAACAAATTTGTTTATTCAAATGTTCGAGGAAACATGAGAGTAAAACTATATGAAAAGGTTCGAAATTTTCAACTTTTATATCTTCTGGTAAAATTAATTTAATTTCTGTTGCCAAGTTATCACTATTTAACAACTCTATATATCTTATTATGTCATAAAGCCATACTCCTCTACTGCAACTGCTTAATGAAATAGTCAAGGTATTCTCCATAAATTATTTTTTGCAAAGATAATAAATTTAATATATTTTATATTAATATTAACACTCTCGGCTTAACCATATTACTAAAGAGACCTATTCAGTCTCTTTTCTTATTTTAGTATCTTTTTCATACCTTTACCGAAACTAAATTCAATAATTCATGAAAAAAATACTCACATTATTACTTATATTCCCTCTATTTATCGCCTGCGGTGACGATGACGAAGACACAACTCCAGAACCTGATTATATTACGAATGAGGATATTGTTGGGTATTGGAATCAAATAGATGGAAAAAATCACTTTGAATTCACTAAAAATGGTGGACTGATATGGCGACAATCTTTATCAGGGCAAACACCTAGTGTTGTGGGTACTGCCGATTTCAAGTTAACTAAAGACATAATTGTTTTATTTGATTTTGAATCATATGGTACAGGACCAATTGGACTAAAACTTACAGAAAACATTTATTATTCTATTGATACAGATTCAGATCCTTACAGATTATCAGTTTGGAATAAAGATAAAGAACCGTTGGTTTTCGAACTAAGAAGATAAAAGGGGATTATCCATCTCCTAATTTTTTAAGCATTATTTCGCACTGTTCTGTTTTGTCTCTTCCATAGTTCTTGCTCAGGGCTTTAGTATACCCTTCATACTGCTGTCCCCTGTAAGTCAGCCTTATCAGCCCGTTAGCCTTGCTTATATCCGGCAAATCTTCATATTGTGCCAGTTCAAAAACGCCATTGGCAGGATAAAACAATTTATCTGCTACTGCTATGTCCTGATACATATTCACTCCGTTACTGATCATAGACCGCCTGTATCCGTCAGTACTCGAAAATAGAAGCTGATCGCCCGATATACCAAATAATGCCAGGTTCTGAATCGCCAGATAATAAGGATTTATGGCAGCGTTAAACAAGCGTATGCCGCTGCTTATCATTTCAATGTCCCTGTTTGTTACATATTTGTCCTCTTGTTCGGTCAGGTGTGCCACAAATACATTGTTGTCGCTGCGGGTGTCTTTGGTGCTGCCCCTTAGCCAGCAAAGAGTCTCTATGCCTATGCTGTCAGCCCTGTATGGTGATGAAAAATCGGCTTCATTCTTCATGTGCGATATAAACCCTGTCGTATACTCAAACAATCCATTCGGTTCAAGCAACCCGTTTACCGATTCAATGTCTTTGCCCGAATACCCTGTTTTTATATTGCTGTACATATATTCCACGTCCGATTCAATAAAGAAGTTCGACACCTCTCCCGGATTGTATTCCTGTGCTATTTCATCAGTAAAAAACCGTTCCCTTTTCTTAAACACCACCCGGTAATCTTCATAGGACGATTCATACCCGAATGCGACCAACCATTTATTAAAATCGTTGTATGATGTATGGAAACAGGCTTCTTCCATTCCACGCAATGTTTCCCCAGCTATCAGCTTAAAAGGTTTATCGGCTTCGTTTTCCCATTCTATTTCAACTATATATTGCCTCTGCCTTCCGGTTATATTGTCCATCAGCGCCTGCCCTAACCTTACAGGATCGGCTACGTCCAAGTCGATGTTTGATGGCGAGGATGGCCACTGCACATTCATTTCCTCAAAGTTAGATACGGTCAGTGTATGGTTTTCGAGGACGCTTTCTCGATATATAAGCAACAGTTCTTCTTCGGCTTCCAGCTCTATATCAATGCTGGTGTTTACCGATTTTGTTGTTATATTCAAAGATTCATTGTATACAAATCCCCCCAGCCCGGGAGTAACAGCTGTTAGGTCGCTAAACTTAGTGTCCCCCGGCTTTTTCTTGTACAATGTTATCGATGCACCCCTAGCCACAGCGTTACCGTCAATTGTCAGGTCAAACTTCAGGTTACAGGTAAACAGTCCTTTTACCTCGCACCTGAAAAAATGGTTGTCACTCAGGTTATCATTATTCACCTGTCCCGGTGATTGCGTCCGTCCCGATCCTTTGGATTCTCCTGCTATGACATCGGCCGTCTTAAAACTCACAAGCATATAGTTTGTAAAGTATACAGGATATTCTGTTTCAGCTATTTCATAATATATCCCCTGTGTCAATGGTATCCTGTCAAAGTCCCATTTTTTCGCATCGGCCACACTACTCACAGGGATATCATATTTTACGCTGCCCAATGAGTTTATGTAGTCCTGTATCTTTTCGGCTGTCCCCATCAGTATTACAGTTTGGTCATATTGCTTGTAAGTAGTAAAATCAAGCTCCACGGTCTTTAAAGGATAATATCCTTTCGCGTTCTGCCTGTGCCTCCTGTACAGGTCAAGCCTTGCCTGCGCATATACATTCTTCTCAATAAACATCATCCGGAACAATTCTTTTGCCCCGCCGCCAAATACAATAGGCTCCGAGAAGTTAAGCTCCACCCCCGAAAGGTTATTTCTCAATTGCTTCACGGTCATATCCTGCCAGTTTATAACCGACATGTTCCTCAAATTATCAGTATATCCCTCATTGCCGCTAACCAGAATAACCGGAGCAAGTGATACCTCGATATCAATAAACGGCCGGCCGATATTCACCTCTCTGTAGACTGGGAAGTACAACGCTTTTGTCCCTTTTGGAGCCAGAAAGGTATATTTATATGCACCCGCAGCGACAACAGTAAACGACGCCAGCACATTCGCATCTTCCGAATTTGCGTCAAGAGCTATTATTTCGGCTTCATTATCATTGATATATCCCCTGTATCTTACCTGCATATCTTCCTCAAAGTCCACATCTAACATAAACACGGCGTAATTAGGGTTATCCACACGATATATTTTATTGTTTACATCTGTTTTGTAATAGAATAAATACCTCCACACGGCGTCTGTGTCTTTATATACTTTTCTGTTAAGCCCTGTCAGTTCAAATTTCAACAAGGGTTTTGTAATAAAGTTGGCCATATATCTTTCTCCCTCAATACGTAGCCTCTTAATCAATTCAGTTATTTCCATAATTCATATTTTTATTTATTATATAATTTCCTGAAGTAGTAATAAATGTGGATTTTGGTAATCTTGGATTTCCTTTTGCTATTTTCTTCAACAGATGGTTGTTTTCTTCCTGTAGCTGTATTTGCCTTTTATTTTCGGCTACTACTATTTTATCCTGTGCTTTTCTATCTATCAAATGTGTCATCGCCATCAATGGCAATGCTTTTTCCATATCAGGCAGTACAACTGTATGTTTAGGCAGATCTACAAGGGTAGGGGTTTTAGGTGTTACAAACACTTCTCCTGAAGGTGTGATAATCAATTCACTACGCCCGCCATCTCCGACAATAGCACGGCCTCCTTTATGGTCGTCAGTTCCCTCTGCGTATTCAGGGATGCTCTGTGCGCTTATGGTTGTAGCCTGAACAGCAGCAGATGCCAAAACAATAGGGATTTGAGCATAAGCAACAGCGGCAAGGGCAGCAGTTACAGGATTTGCAGCTAAGACAGCGGCTTGCGCCCTTATTTTTCCAACAGCCATGGCAGTCTCAACAGCTAACTGTAATAATGCCATTTGTTTCTCTCGTTCTGCCTGATCACGCTGTATTTTCTTCTTCCGTTCTTCAATAGCGTTTTCCCTTTCTTCAGACTGTTGTTCAATAATTAGTCTTTGCGCTTCGGCCTGTTGTTCAGTCAATACCCCGGAATTTTCTTTTTCCTGAATCTTTCTAAGTTCGCCTTCTCTCCATTTATCGTTATCCTGGCTTTCCTGTTCTAGTTTTTGCAGATTCCTTTCTGTTTCCGCTCTTCCTAACGCCCCCACTAACTCAAACGACTGCTTATACAAATCTTCCAACAGTTTTTTTCTTTCATCTGCCAGCTTCTTTTCTACATCCAGCCTTTTCTTTGCTGCATCTTCATCATCCTTTATCTTTTGCTGGTTGATAGACTTGTTGTATTTTACTTCGGCATCAAGGATTTTTTTTTCAATTTCGGACACTTCCTTTGAGGTTTCTCCCAACTCGTAATATTGCTCCTGTAATTGGTGAAGTTGCTCTCCTGCTTTTCCGTCTCTGTCTACATCTACAGCTATTACAATGCCTTTATTATCAGCTGCAAGTATATCATCAGCACCATCCAAAATATTATCTATATAGTCTTCTAATTCGCCTTGAGACAAAACTGTGCCATCCGGAAGTATAGGAGTTACTAATATTTCTATTTCTTTTCCATTGCTGTCTATTATACCATATTGGGAACTGAAAACAGTTGCAATACCCTCTCCTGCATCTTCCCATCCTTTTTCTACTAATTTTGCAGCATCTACCAATGGACGAGAAAGAAGATCAACATTTCCTTGAAATAATTCTGACATTTTTGTCCCTGCAAATTCTTTTTGTGATGATTTGTATAAATCTATTACCAATCGCAAAGAATCCACTTCCGCATCGAAACGCTTTTTCGCGAAATGCTTACTCAAATTAAGTTTACTTTTTTCATATTCTTCTTGACTTATAACTCCCTGCGCTAATTGATCTGATAGTAATTTAAATGATTCGCTTTCTCCTGAATCTATAAATCTGATCCGTTCATTATACGCATCATTCAGTACCTTTTGCTGCTGTGTAACATAATCTTTTGTTATCTGCTCACGGAACTTAGCACCCTCTTGGTCTATTTTGGCAAGTTCGGCCTGCTTCTTCAGGTTTATAAGTTCTATTTGAGACTTCGTAAGGTTTTCTGTCTTCAGCTGATTAGCCGCCGCCGTTTCAATGGATAGTTTCTGATTACTAATAAAATGATTAAGAGCCGCTTCTCTGTCTTGAAATGACCTCTTATTATCATTTAGGATTTGTTTTTGCGCTTCGGCTCTTTGCTGTATTTCAAATAAAGCTAATTCTTCATATGCTTTCTTTTCGGCTTCAGCTCGTTTTTTTATTTCTTCAGCTCGTTTTTTATCTGCATTTGTCTTTTTATTTAATGCATCTATCCCTGTTGTTAATGCGGCAGCTTCAGATAAAAAGGCAGCTTCAAGTCCATTATATGACTCTGCAAGATCATCAGATATATTTTTTTCATCTTTAAGTGTATCTATATAGCCATTTATGATTTCTTCCTCTGTACCAACTTTCCCACTCCTTAAATCAAAAGATTGCCATCTTGCTTTAATCGTTTCCCATAAAGTTAATCCATGCTCTGATTTTTGGTCTATTTCAGCCTGCTTTAGTATGGATTTTCTATATTCTTCAGCAGCTAAGCTGGCGGCGGCGGCAGCCTTAGCTCTTAATGCAAGCGACTTAATAAATCTTTCGGTATCATCTCTAAAAAATTTCTCTGCACTGGAAACGTTATTTATCTCTAATCCTAAGCTATTAAATTCATTTTTATTATTCTTTATAAATTTTTCCTTCTCTTGTAAACTATCCCCCAAAGAATCCCATTGTAATTTTAGTCGACTCACCAATGCAATTTGACTACTAAATGTAGATGAAGTATTTTCTAAAGAGGTGTTGAACTCTCTAAGTCCTTTTTCTATTTTTTGTGTCGAATCATACCATTCTTGTAGTGCTTTAACTCCTAAATAAATGGCACCTATCAAAGCAATAATCCCTATTATCTGTAATGCAGTGGCTGCTTTTGTGGTAATATTTAAAGACTTGGCTAATTTGCCATTAATATCTATCCATGCATTTTTTAATGGTGATATTTGTTGAATTTTATTAATTATAACCCCCAATTTAGGATCAAGAAGGCTGATGGTCTTTGTTAGGTCTCTTACGGCAATATCATATTTACCAACATCCAGCTGGTGTTTTCCTGTGGCTTTCTGAAGGTTTGACATTTGCTCATATAAAGCCTTTGATTGTACTTCAAGCTGGCGCTTTATCTCAATGTTATCGCCTTCGGCCTCACCCATCTGGTTTATCCTTATCTTTAACAGGTAATACTGTGCAGATATATTTTCATAACTACCAACAGCAGAGTTAACCAATTGGGTATTATATTTTATTTCATCTGAGAGGCTTTTTATATCAGCTTTCAGTTCTCTCTCTACTACTTGATGATTCGCTCTTCTTTTTATATAGTCGTCTTGAGTGATATTACCAGCTTTATATTCTTTATCTAATTCCTTTAATGATAATTGCGTTCCAGATAACTCTAATTGAAGCGCGGACAATGTCCTGTATTGCTGCTGCAACTTAATATCCAAGGAGTCAAACGCGCCGGAAGAAATTTCTTTTATTGTCTTCCCCGTTTGCCCGTATTCTTCCCGTATTTTTTCTAAAGATGCATTTGTATTCTCATAAAGAACATCAAGATCCGACATCGCAGATTTATACTCTTCATGTGAAATAATACCTGCCCCTAGCGCATCTTTATAATTATTCTGAGCATCGGTTATCTGCACAAGCCTACTATTCCCCTCATTCAAGGCTGCAGTGATCGAACTAATGCCTGATTCTGATTCCTGAAGAAGACCAGATATATCCGCTGATTCTTTTAAGTTTCTAATATTCTGGGAGGATGATTCCAAAAGAATATTCAATCTTCTTAGTTGACTCTCTCTTGTTTCTGCCTGATCAAAATTATTGGGCTCCTTTGTTTCATTTTGGAGGTCTTCAAGGCTTTTTTTTACAGTTTCATTTGCTTTGGCTAAATTTTGCTGCTCTTTTACCGTGTCTCTTATTTCCTTTCTTTTATTTTGATATTCTATTTTAAGCTTTTCAATTTGTTTTACCTCTTCGCTTTGGAGATCAATTATTTTTTGTTCCCATTTTGTCCTTTCGTCCAACAATTTTGTGTTGTTGGCTATTTCGATATTAACCTTTTTCTCTAATTCGTTCTGTTTATTAATTATATCTGATAGAGACTTGTATGAATTCCCTGTTTTAATAAGCTCTGTGGTTAACTTCTGAGCATCGGTCAGAAGCTTCTCCATATTCTCGGCTGAAGTCGTAATTTTCCCATTAAAATCATCCAATTCCTTGAGGGTAGATACCGGAATTAATTCATTTGTATTTGCCATAATTCTGATTTTTAGATATTGATTGATTGAATATTTTTAGGTAAGAAGCATATTGGGCCAAGGTGATATTCATATCTATATTGAATTTGAAATGAGAACTAAGAATAGCCAGATGGTCATTATAGTATTGAGGCGTCGGTTTATCTGCTTTCTCTGATGCAGATTTATTATATTTTTTCATATCCTTGTTCATGTTTATAACCTTACTTTTTATAATACCTTCCAGGCGTTTCAGAAATTTATTCCTATTGTATGATACATCTATTATACCCTGCGATTTCAGATAATTAATAGCCGTATCTGAATCACCCAATAACAATAATCTGTGACTCATCTGCAGACAATTGATCTGTATACGATATACATGGATGTTTTTCAAAACTATATTCATGGCTGCTGTGTGTGGATTCCCTGACAACTCGGAGAACTCAATTATCAGAGACATTTTTGTCTTATTTAATATATCATCAGATGGATATCCATCTATCACCAATGCCTTCAGGTTATCACGACATACTAAATCGACATAAACCCACAAAGGACATTTATTGCATGTGTCATACAGGGTATACGATTCGCTTTGCTTCCCCTTTCGGATCTTTTTGCCAGCAATCAAATCCATCATACGTTGTTTTCCCTTCATATTCATATATTATATATTTTCTATTTTCTCTATTAGCTTCATTCTGTGCCATCAAAAACACTTCATCTACTGTCGCTTTTATATTCTTTCCGCAGTTGCAGCTCATAATCCTAAATGTTTCAATAGTTCTTTCCTTAAATATTCCTGCCAGAAATACTCTTTTGATTTTGGCGCTAATCCAAATACTTTATTGTTGTATTTCTTTTCTATGTCCTTAGATTCTACATATGTAGATTCTATCGTATATTGGCCGTTCCCAGTTGTTATAAACATATGGTCATGGAAAGATCCTGTCACAATAAGGTTTGGCACATTCTTCGGCTTTTCAGGATATAAATAGACAGGGTTCCAAATAAAACTTCGGTGCTCACCCTCTAGGCGGTATTTCATCCCGGCATACCAGTCGGCCTGATCTTTTGTCTTAAAATAGGGATCTTGCTGATAAGTAGGGGAAAATAATTCTCCATCTGTATTTCTACCAAGCAGCATTTGATCTCGATTTAACGATTTCAATATATCAGCATTATCGCTGACAACCTTATCCGCTACTTGAGGGATTTCTTTTATTGCTTGCGACAACTTATTAAATTGTCTTATCTTATTTCTTAATTGTTGTTTCATAACCTAAAAAGGGGCGGGATATAATCCCAACCCCTTTAAATAAGAACCTAATTATATGAACCAAAGACTACTCTTTTTCTTTAGGCGGGAACATTGCATCATATGCATCCGAGAATGCCTCTTTCTGCTTTTCTTCATCAATTCCTGTCCATTTATGATATTCAATCATGGCCTTAACAAATGCAGCTTTATTTCTGTATTTCCTGGCCTGATCTTTTGATATACGGACCTCATTTCGGCCTAAATTTACTTTCATGCCAAATCTACCATTTGTTCAACACCATCTAAACCATATATATCTGACTCCTCCAAAGCCGAAGCTGATTTTATACGATATGATGCAACAGGGGCAAAAGTCAATAGTCCGGTATCCTGATTAATCGTAACAGTTTCCGGTGAAGCACCCGCTAGATTGACGAACATCTCCGGTTGCCAGTCATAACTAGATGTATAATCATCTCCTCCGCAAGTACTAACGACTTTCGCTGTTCCGGTAGCATTCCCTTTCTCCAGGATAATTCCTATGAGTCCGTCAGGCACTGAAGGTATTTCGAATGCGTTGGCATTTATATATTCCTTTTCGTTATTGGCCGAATACCATACGCCAAGATAAGGATATCCGAATGTGGAGCCATCAGTAGCTTTCGCCGGGTATGCATAAGTTATGGCCTCAAATCCTACAAAATAATCAGTATCTCCTACTGTTTTCACAGTTCCAAAAATAAATCCTTCATCATCGATACGGAAAACGCGAACTTTCCGCTTATTCAATCTTGAAGCTTCCTTATAGAAACATAACCCAGCCTCTATCCTATACATTTCGTTCGGGGCTGATAATCCTGTTACCATGGTTCCTCCGAAACCAAGATCGCTAGTCTGTACCTCTCCGCCAGCTCTGGTGTTTTCAAATATTCCTTTTATGGGGAACATTCTTTGATTGCCTTGCGCTGATACCCATCCCTGTAATCCTGCTTTGAAAGCCTCAGAATCCAAAGGATATTGCGCATCATATGCTGTGATCATCAACGCTACTGTCTTTCCTTCGTTTTTGGGACAGTTTCCTATACCTGTTCTTGGTATACCAGAACCACAGTTTCCTATTATTTTTCCTAAATATGTCATTTTTTATACTTTTTCTGTTACTAAGTTGTTCTCATGTTCTATTCTCTTATATGTATTTCTACAAATATTTTTTAAACCTAAAGCCATACCATGAATCTCTATTGCATCTATATGATCTCCATACCGTTCTATCAATACGCCAGCTGAATCCCCGGTAGTGAATACTTCATACATTTTGTGAGCAGGCGCCCCGAAATTCAAAGAAAAATAACCCGATTTTATTATTTGGTTTATAAATTCTTCGTATATAGGCCTCAATAATGGAATAAATACTTGCTCCTCTCTTTCTTGTGTTAGCCATTCGCTTAGCACCGGACCAACAATACACAAATTGAAATGAAGTGTCGTGTTCAACCCGTTTTTGTCTTGTTTTATTGGGTTTATATTGAATATGGAGGGGTATTTCAGGTTAGAACCATCTTTATTTTCACCAAGCGAGATAAATACGTTTGAAATCTCGTTCTGTGTTCCCGGATAGTGCCATAAACTAAATTCTCCTTCATAAAACAGATTAGGATTGTAATCATAGATAGAAAGGCCATCAAGAAAATTTTGATTATTTCTCAATGCTTCCCTCGTTCTGTAGACCAACGATCCTATTATCTTATTTGGCGATATAATCATACATCCAATGCATTTATTAATCCAAAATCATAATGACAGAAGCGGCGGTCTGAATATGCTTTATAGGTATTCCAGTTAGGGGATAAGAAATTTTTATAGAAATAGCTTACATCATAATACATATCGTTCCATATCTTGGATAATTTGTCAGCGTCATCGACCATCACTGCGTGATCCTGTTTTGCTTTAACCTCTCCTTTGGTGGTTGTCTGTGTACGGCCCCGGCGATTCAAATAAAAATAGACATAGTTTGCTATCGGCGAATATTTATAATTATCTGTTTTGGTCATTAATGAACTTCTGAGCAGTTTCCATATTTCATTCACAGGATCTTCTCTCAACCCTTTAATAAAATTGGATGCTAATTGTTTACCCAACAGATTATTTAAAAATTCTACTTCATATTTCTCTATGTACCATTCTAATGAATTTTCATTGACAGCCTGCAACTGCTTAGCTACACCGACAGCGCTTGAAGATTTCTTCAAGCCTGCCAGGTATAACTCACCTTGGAAATATGTATTATCAAGAATTATCATACGGTTAAGCTTTAGCGGCTTCTTTTTCCGTTACTTCTTTTATTCCCTCTTTCAGCTCTTTTACCTTTTGGGTAGTTGCTTCGTCGAGTTTAACTTTCCCCTGATCCGACAGCTTCATAGCAATAGGTAGTGATACCAGTTTCTTATCGCCTTTCTTGTGATATGTTGTGTTCTTTGTGAATGTTACCTCATACACATCCGAAAGAGACATAACAATACCTTTTCTGTCCTTTTGTGTATTCTTATTTGTTCTTTTCATGAAATCTTTATTTTTTTAATTGAATACTTTATTGAATATAGAATTATGTATCCTAGGGATTACTGGGAGCGGCAGCCTCTATTGCCTCCATAATAGTTTCGTATTCTCCTTTTATAAAGGCTGATAAATAATTCGATTTGATGTACGCCAACAATCGCTTCTCACCAATCATAGTTACCATATTCTTGGTAAAGTCATCGTTTTCCCAACCAAACTCGATGGTCAAAGGAATATAATCGCGAATATTCAGGTAACTGAAGTCTCCTAAAACGAAAGATCCTTGATCTACGGATGGTGATGCTGCAATACGAAGCCCGGATATGATTTCACCATTAGCAAGGGAGAAGGGTGGAAACAAGTATTGCCCGTTAGCATCTTTTGTAAGACGCATATTTGCCAGGTCTATAGGGTTTACTCGCACTAAGTTAGGACGATAGTTCATCTTAGATACCGATACAACCTGTGTATAAGCAGCTATAATCGCATCAAAATAGTTTGGTGTGGCAACAGACAGTCCGGTCAATGTAAATTCGGGGATGTTTGTGAATACTCCTAGAATTTCTCCGTCTGTACCTGTACCATAAAGGATTCCATTTTCCTCTTCCAGCCCTATGCGGTTAATCACCTCGGCTCTAATTTCAGCAACCACCTGAGGGAGATCGACAAGTGTTTCTTCTGTTAATTTAACCGTAAGCGCTACTTTTCCGGCATTAATGGTTATTTCCCTTACTTTTGCATCCATCGATGGTTTTAATCCACCTTCCGGAACCCATTCAGCATCACCATTGATGTCATATAGTTCACCATAAGTAACAGTACGTGAACCAATACGTGCCACATTGGCATATTGCCGTAGATCACTTTCATACCTTGGAGGCGCAGATATAGATGGGTCGATCTCAACACCAGCAATCAGATTTGCTCCGGCTGTAGTCACAGCTGCTTTAGTGAGGAAAAGGGTTATTGTTTTCCGCTTTCCATTATCTGATGCTTTACAGGCTGCTTTCATATCCACCACTTCGCGCCCGGTGGAATCCTTCGAAATAAATCCTTCGAATTGCTCTCGGATCTGCTCGTCTAATGTTTTAACAACGATCTTTCCATTACTGCCTCTTTCTGTTGCTGATTTCAAACCGATAAGAGTTGAATTGAGTTCTTTTTTATAATCAGCCAGCTCTTTTTTAACTTCCTCGCTCAGATCCTTTCTATCTTCTAATTCTTTTAATTTGGTTTGTGCTTTCTGAAAACTATCCTGTAGTGTCTTCAGATCGATTTCACTTTCGAGATATTTTTTCACACTCTCTCCCATAGCCTTCCCCATGGCCTCGTCGAAATTTTCGAAGAAAGTTTTTTGGTCTTCTGTCAAGCTGTCTTTATCCAGATATGCCATCAATCCAAATCCTGCCATCGATACGCCTGCTCCAATAGGACTAACAGCAATAAAGCTGATAGCTATAATTGCAACAATGACAATTCCGAAAATAGAGCATACCAGTTGAAACCTGCGTTTTCTTCCTAGCATGCTGTTCTGTTTTAATTCTCTTAAATACTTTTTCATTTTCTCATTTTTTGATGTTATTAAACTTCACACCCGAAAACAAGTCTTCTGTTCCGGCGGCTTGCTTTCTGTTAAGTGGACTCCTGGGATGGCCTTTCTGCCCATCAACCGGCTTAACGTTAGCAAGTGCCCATGTTTTAGAGAGTAACCCCTGTATTGCGGATCGCTTATTTATTGTTAAATCTTTTAATTCACTTGTTATTTGCTCCTGTAGTTGCTGATAAGCATCATCTATCTGATCTGTCGATTTCAGTCCGGTGTATTCTGTTTCACCATTACAACCTATCGACACGACAGATATTTCATAAAGAATAACTTCGTTTACAACAAACACTTCCTGTCCATCGACTTCTTTCCATTCGCATTTCGCCCATACATATTCATACCCGATAGAGAACTGGTTAAGCGTTCCTGATTCAAGCTGGATAAGAGCTCTGTCACCAAGTTCTATTTTGTCAATGACAGCTTCGAAGTATAGACCTTTATCGTTTTCCTCCAGTTTAGTTATTCGGCCAATAGGCTCTGCCATATTATGCATCCAAAGCAGGATTATTTTGTCATTAGCATTGCTCAAAGGACCTCTTTCCCTTATTGATTTAGCAAAGCATCCTTTTATAAGCATATCCCATACTTTATCCACATTGCCGAATATTGCGGCATACCCACTTATAGTCCGGCTTTCTTTATCAAAAGTATATTCCTTTATTTCAAAGGACTTGTATTGCTTACCTATCGTTTTTTTGTTATTCTTGCTCATCTGCATTTTCGTTTGGATTGATATCTAAATATTCAGCTAATTTTATACGCGCCTCTCTTTTTGTAATAAGCCCGTCATTAAACAGTTCAAGTATAGATGACGATGCATTTTTCAATGTTGTGGATTCTGCTTGTTTATCTTTTTGCAAGGATGCTACATGGGAATAATCCATTTTTATAACTAATCCTTCTGGGCAGATAGCATTAGTTATTGTTTCAGATATATTTTCAGCATCTGGGATTATGAGATCCATATAAGCCGACCGTTTGGCGGCATCTTTATTATCATATTTACTATCTGAAGAGAAAAGACTGGGATCTAATCCTATAGCATTAGATACAAGATTAAGGCATGATTTGTCCTCTTCATGTAATTTCAACTGGTCAACATTGAATGTCAAAGGAATCCAGCCTACTTTTTTTTGAGTTACCCAGATAGAAAACAATTTGTTTACAATACCATATTTACTTTTAAACTTATCATTCAACTCATTTTTTTCTTTCTCTGTAAGGGCCGCATTCTGGAACTCGGAGTTATCATTATTGTATATTATACCTTTGGGGCCACCATGCTTAATAAGCGTTCCCCTGCCTATCATTTGAGCCATCCAGTTATTTACCGGATGCGACAGAGAGTCGCCGATGTAGTCATATACTATTTCCGAATTTATTCCCGTCGATATACATATCTCCGAATCTACGATAACAAAGAAATCTTCCTCCTCTAACTCAAGCTGTTCACCGTTCCAATCAATATAGGTTTTGCTGATAACCTCTTTTAATTCGGTTTGTTTCCATATTTTACCAGTAGATACCTGATGAAATAATTCGGGAGGAATAATGACCATTGAGACCGGAATTGAGTTTTTTGTAGCCCTCAATGTAAATACTGGGCAATATCCAAAAGCTTTTAGGCAAACTTCCACTTGCTTAAAGAACGATTTTCCAGATTGTAAGACATTTGGCTTTTTAATCAGACTTCTTATATCTTCGGCAGTATTTTCTTTAACCTCATTGCCGTCTTTATCCTGCACATAGTATTTAGCATTGGACAAGAAAGAGCCACACCTGTTAACCACTAACGAAAAAGGAGTACACACTCTAAGAGCTAATCTCTTGTGTGCGTCTTTTTGCATATCAAAGTCAATCTTATTATTCTTGTCTCCACCTTTTATTAACCCATTCCAATCACCTAGTAGTTCGTTCAGATACCACCAATTCCCGTCTTTATCCCGTCCAGCAAATGATGCATCATCATACATTTGTTTTCGGCGAACAAATGGCGACTGAAATTTTAAAGGAAAACGAAAGTATTTTGACATAAAAATATATTCTGTTTCCTTTAAAATATAAGCTGAAATAAAAAATCCCGCCTTTTAGGCAGGATAGGTATATAAATTTATAATTAGACCTTAATCTCTCTTCACAATCCTATAATATTTGCCAATATCACATAATACATCCACAACTATATTATATTTATCCATTTTATTAAACGATTCGAACATTGTCATAAACTGCACATATTCTTCTGTTTTCGTTTTTCTGAAGACAAAAGATTTTATACTATTTTCCTGGGTAGCCAGCCGATGCTCAAATTTTTTCTTTTCCAAATACAGAAATACATCCACATTTAAGTCGGATCTTAGAGTAAAGGCCTCCTGGATATATATCGATGCATCGAACCGGACAGAAACTACCGGATAGTTTTCCTCCTTATTCTTCAATATAAATTTAATTTTATTTATACAATCAGTTATATTATCCAACATATACGCCTGGTGGATATATACTTTATTATCCTTGATAAAAAATAACACAATACAACATTCATCAGTTGACGGCTTTACTATCATAATTAACTCATTCATTACCAGTCTTCCTCCTTTATCTCTGAATTTGTTATAAACTTATCATCGAATGATTCTGCTAATATTGTTAAACTATCAGGAGCATCGTCATATTTGTTACCACCCTCTTTCTTGTATGAAGTAAGCCATTTTATAAACCACCAGTAATCAGATCCTCTTTCATACTCTGACTCATCCAAAAAATGCATATGTGATTTTATCCATCCGGATTTCATTAATATCCGGGTAGGCTTATGCCCTGTTGTCGGAACAGGATGAATGATACATTTATTTTTTGGATCGACAGTTTTTACAATACGGCTTACTTCTTTTGCAAAAGACTTTCCGCCGTTATTAGATTCTATCCTTATATGATCACATTTTTTATCAATTATAAGTTGCGCTAAACGAGGTTCTGTTATATCAATGTTGTCTTTAGTAAAGATAGCATCAGTTATATAAATATCATTACCAAAAACAGGACCCATCGGAGAGCTCAAATAGTCATTTCCTTCATCAGCGACATCAGTTGAGCCTATAACTCCATCCGGTACGCGCCCTTTGATATCTGATAGTTTAAACCGTTTTAATTCTGATTTTGGAAATAACAATCCTTTAACCTCAATAGGATTTTGTTGGTATTCTGCCTCCCAGATACTATCATCTGTTTCTGCCCTCTTATCCGTATAATATTTCGTTGTATGTACATCTTCACAAAAAGATTTATCATTTTCATCAAGAGCAGCTATACGGATTTTTTCATTATAGTACTTCCCAGCACGAAACTCCTCTAATCGGCCTAACACATCATTTGCAGACCATCGTGTTCCAATGTCTATACAACAACAATTTCCTTCTGTTCTTGAATCGTGGGTGCCTTGGAACCAACTCCATGTTCTTTCATTATTATTATCTGATAAGGCATCTTCTAATGACTTATACAGGTCATCGGTAATAGCCAGCATAGATGCACCAAAACCAATAATAGTACCACCTACACCAGCTCCAAAATATGATACTTGCCGCGCACCCTCAATACTCCATCCATGAACGTTTTGTTTATCAGATTTTAGTCTTATATCCGGGAATATTTCTTTATATTTCCTCGATTTTACAATATCCCTGGTATCGTATGATAATTTATTGTATAATGGATCGGCGCAACAGTTACGCATTACAGATTCTTCAGGAAAATGTCCGAACATCCAACTTATAAAAAGTGACGTTATGTAAGATTTTCCGGCACGAGGTGGCATACTCACCGCGAGTCGATAAATCAAATTGTTAGAATATGCTTGAAAAACGCGTACAAAAGCTTCTGCTACTTTTTTTAAAAATAGACGCTTTGCGAAAAACGAAGGATCCATATACAAGCAATAAGCCCAGAAATCGTTCCGGGCTTCCCGCTTCTTGAGGACTATAGAAGCTTTCGCTTTTCTTAATAATATATCACGGCTCTTTTTTGTCATTAACTATACTTAGGAGTTGCTCATCTGTCATGCTTTCCAATTCATCTTCTAGCCTTACAGCGGCATCTAATTCTTTGCGGTCTCGCCATTTATCAGGCTGTCGGTTCTTTAGCCAGAATATTTGAGCAGTGGTATCAGGAGGCATATGTTTTTTTATAATTTTAGCTTCAAAAAGTGTTTCAGGAAGACAGTCTTCATCTTTTGAATCTACTATAACCTTTTCGTAGTAAATTTCATTAAAATCATAGCCAAGTGCCCGATTATACAACTTGGATGCTACTGTCGCATCCGCTAAAGCCTTACCTTTTTTTAGGGACTGAAGAAATTCTGGGAATTTCTTTTTCCAGGTATTGAACGTCTTCTCTGATATACCGAACAGATCAGCCATTTCTTTATCAGTAGCGCCCAATAAAGAGTAATTTTCGGCAAGTTGAATATATTCTTGCTTGAATGCTGTTTTACGTCCCCTATTGCTTTTAGTAGCTGACATATCTTTTCTATTAAAATATAAAAAGGATTTACATTTCTGTAATTCATTCCTCCATATACTTTCTGTTTAATATTTGTTTTCCACATCGCTCAAAAGAGACATTTTCCCAGATGGAAAGCACAGTTATAATACCCATTTCCCAATATTATTATTTTATATTTTCACTTATAAATAATATTTCCATTTATTGCACTTTTAATCATCTCTAATATTTTATTATAGGTATTACATAGATAATTCTTGTCTTCTGGTCCTTTCCATTCAGATAAACTATTCCCTTCGAAGAACTTCCATGAAAAAAGACGCTTTGCTTTATCAGATAGCTGTAAACTTTCAAATATATTCCTAACCAGGTGTACTTGTTTCAATATTTCGCCTGGACCATCAGATTCGACATACTCCTCTTCAATTAAGTTTAACTGTTGAAAATCAACATTAGCATCTACTGGTAAATGCCTGTATTTATGCCTGTATGGAGATGTTGGTGACTGAATATTCAATTTTATCATTTGTAATATATAGTAATCAAGTTCCCGATACGTCCCTTTTTTTTTATTGTACAATTGTATGATATATTCATGGCTCCTATTATATTTTTCTAGAAGCATTACCATTACCTCGTTTAGAACATCAATAGCTTCTTCATCCATACTAGTATGAGAGCAATGATATTTTGCATAATCAAGCCATCTATAATATCCGTCAGATATATATTTATCCAATTCCTCTCTAGTCATATTTATTTTAATTAATTTTGTTACCAGCTATTGATTTAATAAATGACCGGGAGGTTCTTTTTTTAATAAAATATCCCTGTAATAGATTCTATCTAAAACAGGGATATTATTTTTTTTAATATACTATTATTTAATCAAGTCTTATGGAGAGTATGCTTTGAACTTTGTTATATACCAATCGCTCTCACTTCCGGCAAAAGGATCATACCCTCCAACTTCAATAGGTTTGTATCCGGCATCGATAAGGGTTTTTCTTGCTCCTTGCTCATCTGTACGCGATATAAGTACAAAACAGACAGTAAGTAGTAATAATGTTTTCTTCATATTATTTCATTTTTATAAATGCTTCGATAAATATTTTATTCAACATTTCGGCAAGATCTCCATGTGCATGAAGAGAATTTCCCTCTAAGAAAGGATCTTCATATACCGGGATAATCATACCGTTAATGTTTAGTTCCATAGGTTCATAACCTGCCTTTTCTTTCAGTAGGTTATACATGCGCGGAGAGAGATAGAGAATATTATCCATTAGTCAATAGCTCGGGGTTGTCGTGAATGTTGCCAACTACTTTAATATTATTATTCATGCTATGTAGCTTCCAATCTGATCCATTCTGGCCTCCATTTACCCAGAATCCAGACTTATAAAACTCAATCCAATAATACCTACCTGTATAATCTTCCATGATATCTCCCTCATATATCTCTTTACCATTCTTATCTGTTAAGCCTGTGAACTGTCCAACAGTTTCGGGGATAACACCTATTACCTTCTTATATTGGTTTTCCTCAGTGCAGATGCAATACTTCATTTCTTGTTAATTGGGATGTTGAAATTGCGTATAATAACCAAACACCCATTCTTTTGTATCCTCGTCTTTTCCTCTAAATTTTATCTTTCTCATTGCTCAATATTTTAAATCTGTCCAGTGAATAATTTGCCCCTCGAAATCGGTATTGAACCACTCCATAAAATCATTTACATTCTCAAAGCCGTCATTAATAGCTAACTCATAGACTTTATCCGATGGTAAATGCTTTCCGTCCACAGTGATATACATAGCGCCACCCTGATGAGTGATTATTATATCCTGCACCGATTTACACACTTCCAATCCTTTGATATTCTCATTGAATTGGAAATATTCTTTTGTCCGCACACCTGTAGCCAGATGCAACTTCATACCGGCTCTCCACCTTTTGCCGTGCCTGATCGTATGCTTTTTGGGGACATAGGCCTCAGCCCATTCCAGAAGCACACAAGCCAATATCTTTTGCACGAAGTGGGTAAGCTTGCCGTTTACTTTTGTTTTAAATCCTAGTGTCATTTATCTAAATTTTTCAAGTAGTTTATCAATGAGTCGTTTCTTTCTCTCTGCTATACACCATTTACCACCTTTCGGAATAATCAAGGCAATAGGCATATGCTTACATGAACACAAATCTGGCTTTGTATCATGATTGTCATACCAGAATAAAAAGCCGCCGTTTCTCCACATTTTGCCTTCATATACTCCAGAGGGATAAGATGATTCATAATTATAAAGGATGTTGAAGTCCTCTTGTTTCATTATCACATGAGTTTCGGTAAAAATCAAACTCTCAACTTTGGGTTGACGCCATCCACCGCCCAATGGATGGGTTATTGGTGGTATTATAGCTTTCTTCTTACCTCCCATTGATTCTTTTACTTCCTGCAAAGACTCAATAAGCATATCAATAGATTTTATCTTATTGAATTTCAGAATGACAGATTTATGTTTATCCAACTCGTCTGTATTTTTCAAGCTGGATGGATGCTTATCCCATTTACTTTCATCTTTTGGAAAATCCTGAGTGAGAATAACCATACTGTGAAAGCTCTCTTCCTCTTCATGGGCTGTAACCATTTTTATATCACCAGTACCAAATGTTATTTGCTGATGCTGTTTATTTCCTCGTTTTACTTTTTCAAAAGGCATAATATTTATTCTTTTATAAGTTTCACTTTTACCGGGCCACCCTCATAGGTAACCTCAACATCTTTGTATAAATCGGAATGTTCTGTTATCTCGATTGCATTATTGTCAGAGACATATACTCCGAACTCATCATCATGTGTCGGCTCACTTGTATGCAAAACAATCGGGCCATCGCTATCTTTTGTTATCCACATAGTTTTATTTATTGAGTTAAGAAAATAGCTTCTCTTACGGTTTTTAGCATGATCCGCATATCAGGTTCGTAGATTTCATCCTCCAATATGTTTTCATCTTCAATGCAATCTTTGAGAGATTTGGCACAAAATCTCCTCTGTCTTTCAAGGAGTTGTTCTATTTCCCCTGTCAATACTATAAGTTTTGTGCTGTCAACATCTTTTATTCCTGCTTTTTTAAGCATTTCCAATACAACATAGAACTTGTCTTTTTCTCTTTCCATTTTCAATCGAGCTTCTTCCCTATCAGCTTTCATCTTAGCCTTTATATCTTCCGGGAGGGCATCTTGTGCATCCTTATCGAATGTGATACATTTTATTTTCTTGTCCATGGTTATAAAGTCTTTATATCTATTGCTAATCCTTGTCCTATTAGTCCGTGAATGTCAAAATGCCATTCGTAGAGCTTTTGGAAGAGTTCTATTTGGTGTGATGTATGCCATGCATCCCATCCGTCACTTGATTCAAAAGAATCATCTTTGTAGCTAAAATATGCCATCGATGGATGTGCAGTTATAGCTAAATTCCTACTTTCTTCTAATAACCAATCATAGTAAGGTAGTGCTATCTTTGCCAGTTCCACAATAGGTATCTTCCCATCTTCCAAGCATGGTTTGTATAGGGCGGACATCGGGCGGAGGATGGGCTTCCTTACTTCATTTTCTACTAATGTTGTATAATTTAATGTTGTCAAGCTAAGCGAGGTACAATTTTCTTTAAACATTAATAAATTATACGGCAAATAGCCAGCTATATCTTTTAATTCTAATTTCCTCATTTCAGCAATCTATTAAGGTTTGATTTTTTATTTATCTTAGTGAACTTCTGTAGTTCTCCAATCAGATCTACCACCTCGGCAGCTGTAGGCTCAGGCAGATTATTATGTCCGCTATCAGCCCCTACATTCACCTGTTCGGGGTTGCACATCTTAATCAACCTCAGCATAGGGCTCATATCGAACTTCATAACCGGTTCGATGGTGACATAAGTCTTTGCATACTTACTCAGGTAAGCCATTGCTTCTACCCTGTAATATGGCAGAGGGCTATCCCGCATCACTGGATGAGGTCTGTTACTTTCTATCGTAGTACATACGACCGATCTTTTGAATACCGGATGTTCGATATATTTTATTATTCGCCCCGGGTTTTTCGACTGGAAGAGATAGCGGTTATCCGGGAAACTATCGCAATAGTCCAACGTTCTGATTATCCACTCTTCTGGATGCTCATTCGCGAACAGATCATTACTGCTACCGACAAAAATAAAGTTGTCAGCGCCCAAGTCGGTTTTAAATTCCGACTCATCCAAACGGGGCGGGTTCAGTTTACCCCACCGCTTCATATAACAATACCCGCAGTTGTGCGGGCATTCTCCTTTTACTGTATTGAAAGTATGGGTAACAAAGTCGTACATGTTACCCTTCGATTCGTTTAGTGACATGATATATAATTTTCTTTGATTATTGTATATTTCAGTATATAATTCCGGACAAAAATTGTATTATCCGTCCAGAACCCCCTCTCCAAAGATTGCAACAGGTAATTCCATATTCATAGTGAAAAAATCATGCTGTAAACCCATATATTCGGCTTCAGCCAGTTCCTCGGAATACATTTCCGTTACATCGGGATTCCACAACACACGCCCATCGGGTAACCGTTCCATCAATTCCATAAAAAACGCCAGCCTGTGACAATATTTGAACACATCCAGCGGCATGTCTTTAGTGGGAGTTATGACAACGGTTTCGATGGGTGTTGTCTTATCGAACAGATTAAGTTGAAAAGGATTCATATTACTTCAAAAGTTGAAGAGTCTGAACCTTTACTTTCTCCAGATCGATAATAGATTTTACCGTTTCGTTGATAGCTTCGGCTTTCGGAATATACTTGTCGTCTTTTTCTATCTTTTGAATAGTATCAAGTAGTGTATTCTGAAGAGTTGCATACATGGAGTTGCTTTGTACAACCATATCCAAAAGAGTAGGATTTTTAACCAATCCGTTAGTGTTGAGAAGCACAAAATATTCCAGCTCCTGATCGATATCCGCTAGGGATATTTTTATGTCCCCAGTATCTGTTTTGAGAATACCGAAGCTTTCACTCTCTATTACATCATGTACAGTCATTCTTCCTACACCTTCGTATCTGTACACATTACCTATCATTGTTCTTAATCTGTCGATCGCTTCCATTTTTTTCTTTTATTTTTCTGGTTAATAACATTTGAGCCCGTTTCAATTCAATTAATTCGGGATGAGATTCGACTATTGCTGTTCTTTGCTCCTTGGTTGATTTTTGTCCAAGCATACAAAAAGCTACAAAGCCATCTGCTAGATTTATAGTTCCGGAATTACGCAGTTGTATCTCTCTGTCTGTAATACATTCCAAATTTTCTAATACACAATTAAGCGTATTACCATCTTTGAAAACAATATTGTAACCTTTGGGTACTTTTCCGTAAGCCTGTTCCCACAGGTAACGATGATAATGTCTGAACTTTCCATCTATTTTTATGTGTTTGATCATCCGTCCATAATGCTTCCATACCCTTATGGTTCCATCGGGTGCTATGGGTTTTATTCCCAGAGTATAAACATTGTCTTTTTTACTCCAGGCGGGAGTAAGCCCTATCTGAATATTTCTTCTACGGATATAATTATATTCATCCTCAGCTCGTTTCAATCCTAGCAAAGTCATTTTCTTTTCGATGTGCTTTTTCTTAAAGGTTCGGAATACCTTTTCGCCATCGATAACACGAAATGTACGTTTGAACTTATTAAGCTCAATAGCCAGCTCCTTGTCACCTTTCGTTTGGTAATTATCAATGAGGTATTGAATATCCTCTTTACACCATCGAATCTGAACCTGCTTAGCCAGTTTCATACGGATACATTGATGTCGTAAGGCTTGAACTGTTGCCGATTGGTTTAATTGCTTCACTGCTTCGAACAATTCTTTCCACGTTTTACGGTAGTAATTACTCCGGATGAATTCTAATTGTTCCTCTGACCATAAAACAGGTATCTTAGGTTTAGATTTCATCGTACATCAATTAAGCTGTTGTAACAATCCACGAAAATTTACCCTCTCATGTATCATTTTCATTCGTCCCTGGCTTAAATTTTCTTTGGAAGAATTTTTCAGGCATTCCTTTTCTGATTTCTTATGCAGTATAGTGTAAAGAGGAAGAGCTTTTATAAAATTATCCTTCCGAGTATACTTTATCAGGCAATCAGGACAAATGCAATCGAGTTTTACATCATCATAATCTATGCCGAGCATTTTCCCGACTTTGGAAATATCCATACCAGATACTTTTTCCAAAGCATTATCGAAGAATGCATCAAAGCCGGTCACACAATCACCGTAATAAAAAGGATATTCGAGTATTTTATATAATCCCGGCTCTTTGTGAACGATTTTTGATATTTCTTTTGTGATAAAGAAATGTTCTGTCATTTCATCATTATCATAAGAATCTTCACAGATTGGGCACGATGTCCTAAATTTATCATCGTAACAATCATCACATAAGAGGTCTTGATATTCTTTGTGATAATTGGGATATCCACCCCATTCAAAAACGCCTTTCCCGCAGTTCTCGCATTCGAAATCCTTTTCCCGATCGGATCGGAACTGGTCCCACCCTTTCTGTGAATATGAATAAAAAGCAAAAGTGTTCTTTTTTATATATACTCTCCATGAATAGTGTTTTTTGTAATAGCGGCGCCAATCTTCCTTACTCGTTCCACTTCTGAAATATTTAAGGGTTTTCTTTGTTTTCCGTGGTAATCTAAATTTCCTCATAACAGACCTCCTTTTCTTCATACGTCAAACTGACCTGTCCTACACGAACGTCGTTATTTTTTGCCACTTCCTGCCGATAGCTTTTAAGGCAGTTTGTACGGTGGTTAACTCTCACATTCCCCTTTCCGCGGATGTGAATTACTGTGATTCGATATTTTTCAAACATAATTTTTTGTTTTATTGCGTTACAAAATGTCTTTAAACCTTTTAATTCGTTGTTTCTTTTCATCTAATTCCTGAGCTGCTGCAACTTCGTTTTGTTGTCGTGTTTCCTCAAGCATTTTTTTGAGGTTCGGCATCTTATCAACATTCTGCATCAGGGCAACACCCAACGATTGTAGATTAGGAAACGGTTTTTGCATTTCTGCATTTGCTTTATACATAGCAGATCTTCTCTCTTTTACATACTCCGAAAAACAGTTTAGTATAAATTCCCCAGACAGATTGTTATAGAGAGGACCATATCCACCCATCTTGATGCGGGAGATAACCAGCGTAAGCTCGGCTATATTCAGGTACGACCACCGTTTAACTATCCAAAAGGATATTTCTTTTATCTGTTCCTTTGTAAGATGTTGTGATACATTCACGAAAATATTCAGCGTGGCCAGATGAACAGATATAAAGTCTGAAGGGCAATCTTTGCTATACCAGCTCGCCAGTTCCGAAAAAGTGACAGCCTGGCTATTGATACAATGCTCAGCTAATTCGAAATCGCCATATTTATCCATACATACAGTCGGATTTACTTTTGTGATAAACTCGATAGCCTTGTTGTATTTCGCCAGTACCAGTTCCTTTCTCTTCTCGGGTATCATTAATTCATTTCTATTGTCCATATTTCACACTTAGTTCTTCTGCTATAGCTACAGCTGTCCCCATGGCAGTTTGTTTGTTTAATGATGTGGAATTATTATTCTTATATACTTTATTGAAGCTTTGGTCTAAAGCTTTCTTGAAAGTACTTACCCAGTCAATTTTGGCACTCTTGGAAGATTTTTTATTCTTCCATCCTGCTTCCGTACCCCAAAAGTCGCGATGGGCTTTTTCAAGGGAGAGAACAATATCCATGTTAGGATGATAACGTTCCCTGTCTTTGATAAAGTCCTGATTTTGGATGAGATTATTATAGACAGCCGTTTCTTCCTCGAGGTAAATATCAAATGAGTCGCGCCACGTTTTTTCTGTTTTCTCTTTCTCTTTTTCCCCCATACCCCCTTTATTACTATCTCTTTCATTACCCATACTATTACTATTACCTATACTATAGCCCCTTTGAAGGGGCTTTGAAGGGGCTTTAAAAAAATCTTCAACAGTTTGAAAACCAAATAAATCTGATTTATCGTTTAGTCGTTTAATAATTCCCTTATGCGCCATATTACTTTCGTTCAATGGCAGGTTGTTTTGGTTTTTGATAAAATTCCGGATGAATATGAACTTGCCATCATTAGAATACAGAATGCGGGGGGCAGGGGCTTCCTCTCTCGATGCTTTCTTTATCTCCTGTTTATCGTCCGGACATAACTCTACAAATGCTTTCTCTATGGACTTCCTATCAGTGCCAAGCTCAAAGGCTATAGTCTTGATGTTAACTTCCAAAAAGCCGGCTATGTCGCATTGATCGCACAGGTACATAAATAGGAGCTTCGATAAAGGACTCAACTCACTGAACCAATTATCTACCCACTTATCTGTATTAGTATATCTGTTAGCCATATTTTTTATTAATTATTATCATACAGGAATGGGGTTTACATTCATTGTCTGTAAATTGAGGTATAGGCCCGAATAATCGACCATACCCTCACGGAATAATTTCCAAAGAAGGTTACATCCGAGCTGTGCAAGCGTCGAATTGATAAACATATCTTGTTTGCTTATCGCTTCGGCCAGGGAACACGACGGTCCCGAATCTTCCTCTTTTACTTTCTGCAGGGAAAACCGCTTTGTAACAAGGGGAAGGCTTGCCACAGTTTCTGTTTGTTCAGATGTTGGTTGTTTTATATCCGTAACTGTACCTAAGATAACCTGACCGGAGTTTACTGTATTACCAAAGTCCAGCCAGTAATAAGGCTGTATAAAAGGCGGATAGAAATGAGATCTCAATGTTGTTAAATACTTCGATATCTCAAGGCGGGATTTTACATTATCCACACAGGTTATAATGATATTGCTATGATTTTTACTGTCATACTTCTTATCTATAGCTTTCCATGCTGTTCCATAGAACCTGTTAATGCGTGTCACCAGTGCGATCGCTTTATTTAGTCCTATTTCTGTTTCACTGAAAAGCTGGCGCCCAATATTGGCATGAGTAACAATATCATCATCATAGGCAATAACATGTAAGCCAGGATGTCCTAAACTCATCAGACCCTGATTCATTCTAGCTAGACAGCTGAGAACCTGCGAACCAGTACCCCCGCATCCGACAACTGCAACAGTGACCTGATGGGTAGGATTGATAATATAATTCTCTGCAAAATGTCGTCTTTGTTTATTTGTCAGATTCTTTTTCATTTAATAAATCTTTTAGGGTTATATCACTCAATAGCAATACTTCTTCGTCAAATTTCTCTTTCGATTTCTTAGTAACCAGTACAAGGTTTCCCTTTATAGGATTTCTCCCCAGATGTGAGAACTCGGTAAGCCAGAACTTATCTTCCCAATATTTAAAGAAATCATTGAAAGATGGATTACTTGGATATGTTACCTCAGCTCTACCAATGCAAACTGCAGCATCTGTTACATTGAAATAAGGCGCTTTGAATAATTGGTTTTTAGGTTTCTTTCCCTTAAAAGCATACACATTCAGCTTTTCCCCATTGACAACATAGATGATCCCCGGAACACAATACTCTCCATCTTCAATATTCAGGCTCTGGGTAAAATACATCATCCGTTTTCGTGGCGGGTTATACCAGATGTATTTTTGATGTCCTACCCGATTATCGAAGTATAAAAGATTGGAAGGTGTGCAACCGTGTGGCTCCATACTGAATTCCACACTGAAACTACTTGCGATCTCTGATATACATTCGACAGTAAGCGGAGAACCTACCCCCATAACATAACCCTCATCTCTTTTATTAATGGAATGTGATTCGAAATAGTAATCTTCCTGATTCTTATAGCCTACGATCGACACAAAGGGCTTTAACTCCCTGTAAATCTTATCGTCAATTCTTCTCATGGATGTCTAATACTGATATTAATAAATCTTTTTTCTCGTAGTCCTCAAAAGCTGATATCAAATCTTCTAGCCACCAAAAGAACAATTCAGGTGAACGGGGAAGAAGTGGTTTATCCTGGTCTGGCGTTACAATTATTTCTGTTGAAGGTATGTGATCCATATAAATCTCAAATGCAGATGAATATAAAGCCTGTTCAATATTTTGTTCCAGAAATTCAGTGAGCTTGTCCTGAGTGTCATATACAAAGCGGAATAACTGATTCATTTCAAAAATCTCGTAGCCGTCATGATCATACTCTCCGTCCTCATTCATTTCCTGATCTTCATACATTTGGTCATAAGCATGGAGCATGTGCTTCTGTACATAAGTGTTTTCAAGAAGTGGAATACCTCTTTCGATCAGGATTAGTATTTTCTTTTCGGCTTCGTTTTTTGGCTTGAAGTTTTTGAGAGATTTTTTAAGCTTTTCGGTGTCACTTTTTTCTTTATCCAGATATTTGAAAAGCATATCAATCTTTCCACCCTCTTTGCATCCTTCATACAATTGCATAAGCTCTTTATCATCCTCAGAAATATCTTTTAAATTAATCCCATTTTTACAATGCCATTCGCACTCTTCAACAAATCTGAGATAGTCCCACTCTTCAGATAGAACTGCAGCACCGTAAGATTTTAAACAGAGGAGTAAATGGGTGATAATCTTTTTGAATTTTCCTTTTGCCTTATGTAAGATATTACACGGTATATAATACCTCTTATCCATGAAGAAATTAGTATCAAAATAGATATAGAATGACGGTAAGCCTTCATGATCAACGATTGTCATGTCCTGCCGATCTTCCAATATCCCTTTCATGTAACTTAGCAGATTCCTAATATCATGATCTTTCGGTGGTGGGTTAGAACTGCCTACAAGCTTAGAATAATTCTCTGCCGACTGATACAGATATTCGTAACTATCGAAAGTAAATACCGGTAGAACTGCCCCCGCAGTTTTAGTAGTAAAAACGGTCTTTAGAAAACAATATCCTGTTTCAATCCTTTTGGAAGAACCCGCTTGTAGTTCTTCACCCCTTGGGAGATATCCCCCCTCTCGATTTCCCGAGAGAGGATATTTCCCAATGCTTTGTATGTTATGGTTAGTCGCTGACATTTTTTCATCCTTTCGTTCCTACAGTCGTTTTGAACTTGTAAATCATCTTATCATTTTCGACAGTGGGCCCGTGTACCGTGGCTGTTGTCAGTTCGGAGTGCTGCGATGAATAATGGTTCATCACTTGATCGGGTGTCATGGCAGGGTTAGGATCCTGCAATACTGTTCTTGATTTCTCAATGATGAACTCACGTATGAGTTCTTTTGTATTTAGTGCCATAATTATTAAAATAAGCTGGTTTGACTTAATGAGTTGGTTAGTTCATCCACCTTGCGGGATGCTTTAGAGTGTTTCGGTTCTTTTTCCAGAACCTTTTTATACTCGGCCAATGCTTCTGATAGCTTGCCGTCTGTTTCGTACTTCTCAGCGTCTTTAATCATTTTTCCAATGATATCGCTAACCTCTTTAGCTGCTTTTGTGCTGCCAGCTGCCGCTTCGACTCCTTTCTCATATTCAGCGATATTGGATATGATTCCGCCCGATAATTGAAGTGGTCTGGTTATCTCACTGACGAATCCCTCGTCAAGTTCCTCAGCTGTACCGGTAAGGGTTAGTGGTTTGATTTTCTTTACAGCATCGTCTTTGACGCCATTATCGAGGTGCAATACTGTGACAGTCATATTGACGCCTGTCTTGTGGATGGTGATTGATACCGATTGTCCGGCAGCAATCATTTCGTTTATCTCTTTAAACATGATTATGAAATTTAGTCAATTAATAATAGTGGCATTAATAAAAGAGTGAGTTCTGTGTCCTCATCGTCCTCTACAGGCTTGACAAGCATTGCCCGGCTCGGTTCTGAGAATGACATTACAACATCATCCGGAGCTCCAGCTAACAGGTCTTTCATAAATGTACCTTTGAATCCTATCTTTATGGCATCTGTAGCACCTTCTTTCAGTTCTTCTTTTGCCGATTTATTGAAATCAACATCAGCAGAAGAAAAAACACAACTTTCAGTACTTGCTTCCAGCTTTATCATATTGGTTGCCATATTGGAAGTGATAAGCAGACGATCGATGATGCTTACAAGGTCTTTTTTTGCGACCTGAACAGTTATATTATTATTCTGTGGAATAACTGAATTGTAGTTCGGGTAACGCCCCTCGATAAGCCTTGCGGTTAATGTTGTAGGACCTACTGTTATCCACACCCTGTTTTCTGTTGCTTTCAGATAAGCATTCCTGTCCTCATCGCTCACATCATCAATATATTTCATAAGTAGGATAACTGCCATTTTGGGAAGATTGACAGGTTTCAGGTCGATTCCTTTCATGGTGAAATCTGTGTACTTCGATAAGCGGTGCCCATCGGAAGCAACAAAGGTCACACAATCCTTTTGGATATCCATAAACACACCATTCATCACCGGGCGAAGCTCATCATTGGCCGACTGCTTAATGTTCTTCCCGAGTGCAACCTTCAGACGATCGGCAGGGATAAGATAGGCCACTTCTTCGGTATCTTCCATCTTTGAATAATCTCCCTTGTCGAGTATTGCAATCTTGAATTCTCCCGAACCGTGTAATACAGTTGCCTGATAGGCTTTAGGATTTATCTCGATTGAGATAGGCTGAACGGGAAGAGTTTTCATTGTGTCCAGTATTGTTGTGTCTAGGCAGAAGATAGAATCACCCTCTGGCTGACTTACCTTGAGGAAAGTTTCAATCTGGATATTCGTGTCGCTTCCTGTCAGGGTCAATACATCGCCTTTTAGTTCACACAGTATATTGTCATATACCGGCAGTGTGTTTTTGCCGTTGATAGCCCCGCAAACCTTTTGCAGGTGCTTTTGTAGTAGAGATTTGTCTACTATGAACTTAGTTTCTTTCATAAAAATTAATATTGCGTTATAAAAAACAGTTGTTTATTTTCTTTTTTCTTTTTTCTTTTTTACTCTTTTTCCCACCTTTTTTATTCAAGGCGCCCATATAGAAAGGCTGATTATTTTCGGTTAGGTCTGGAGTATAAAGAGCATCTTTAGGAGAGAGTGCCAGTTCATCCCTAATCTTCATTGGTGGCATTGATTCAATAAACTTTTCAGAAAAGACATCTGATCCGGAAGCGATATCAACACCAACTATCATTGCATTCTTGCCTATTTGTTCAGCAGCATCCAGAGCAGCTTTAAAAATGGAATTATCCATACCCGGGCCAACAATAGCAATCCGTTTATTTTTTTCTAACAGAGTAGCAATATCTCCGATTGGGTAAGAATTTTCAGTGATACTGTCAATAGCCGTTGAATATCTTTCGATTGAAGGATTGAAGCCGTTATACACAAAACCATCATCGAAATGCAGAATTTCAAAGAATGGATCAATAGAATCGACAAGAACCCATTCACCGCCATATTTATCATTTAGCTTCTGTTGAATTTCCCGGCATTGTTCCTGACTACAGGATAGCAATACTTTTTCTGATGTTCTGTGCTTGGCAAATATTTTAAAATTGAATATCATGATTATGTTTCTTTTATTTTTATTCCATATATCTGGAACATTAGTTTCTTCTTGATCCTGTATGCTTCGGTCTTTACGCCTTTCGCGTCCTCAACCACAAGCTCTTTGTTATTACAGTTATCGTTGTAGGTAAAGTCAGCATAATAGGAGCAGCTTTTTTCGATACATACCTTTTTCAACTTTAATTTCGTTTTTAGCTGGACAGGTATTTCATCGTATTGAGCCGGAATAAGAAGAAAAGGAACTTGTTCTTTCAGATTGGAAATAAGCCCCTGTTGTTCCATCAGCTTCAACTGTCCGGCACGCTCACTCTCTTTCTTGGAATCGTATTTCCCTGTTTTCTTGTTCCGGTACTTGGAACTCCGTTTTCCCAATTTTCGATAGTCCTTTACATTCATATCTTACAACTATTTTAGTTTGACCTTTACGGTTAATTCTTCCGATCATTTGTTTTTGGATATCGGTTAATTTATTTTCCATATTTCTTTTATACGTTAAAGATGTTAGCGACCATATCTATCATGTTCGTTTCGACAGTATCGACCGAACCGGTGACGGCATTGGCAATGTTTTTCTTTTCCTGAATGATTTTATAAACCTTTTCATCGATCGTGTTCTGACCGAGAAAGTAATAGACCATAACAGACCCCTTTTGTCCGATCCTGTGTAATCTGTCCTCACATTGTATACAATCCGCATACGTCCATGGGAACTCTACAAAGGCAACGTTCTGGCAGACCTTTTGCAATCCATCCACACCAACACCAGCCGCTTTAATAGAGCAGATAATGATAGGTATATCGGGGTTACTCTGGAAACTGTCAATCGATCTCTGTTTGTCCTCTGCAGTATCACCCCCGCGGATGGTTACCGCTTCGGGAAAGTATTTCATAAGCGCCTCGGCTACTTCCCTGAGGTGGATAAACAGTACCATCTTTTGTCCGCTCTGGATAAAGTCCTCAACGAACTCGATAACATCCTTTATCTTTCCCCTGGCTGATACGTTGCGCAAAATCTGTATACGAACCATCACTTCCCCACGCATCGACTTGGCAATCTTTGCATCATCAGCATCTTTATATTTACGCAGGTACTCAATGAGGTTTTTCTCTGCGTCCATATATTCCCTTCGGTTTGTAATCTCACAAGTAAGAACCTGACGTACTTTATCGGGTAGATCCTTTAGTACTTCTTTCTTTTCTCTGCGGAAGAAACAATTTTGCCTGAGTATCTGATTTAACTCTCTGAGGTTGCTTGCTTTATTGGGGCCGGAGCAATAACGCTTAATAAAGTTCTGATATCCGCCGAAGTTTTGAAGTTGTCCCATAATACCCAGCTGTGGTGCTAAGTCTTTGGGCTTATTTACGACCGGAGTACCCGACAGGCAGATAACCATTTCCTTGCCGTTGGCTATACCCATTGTCAGCTTACTTTGCTGTGCGGAGAAATCTTTGCACTTATGAGATTCATCGACAATAACCGATTTGAACAGCTTGATTATATCTCGGAATACAACATCGGCAAGCATCCACCCTTTGGGTTTCAATAGCTTCTGTACGAAAAACTTTTTCAGTGATTCATAATTAACGATAAATACCTGATTCATGCCAGCTTCCCAAAAGAAAGGCCATGTGTCGACTACTTTATCATCAAGTATCATGGCTTTTTTATCGGTGAACTTATGCCATTCCCGCTGCCAGTTTATTTTTATGGCGCTAGGGCAAATAACAAGACAAGGAAAAGCATCGGCCAGATTTACCGTACCGATGCTTTGAAGTGTCTTTCCCAGTCCGGGATCGTCCCCGTTGAGGAAGCGTTTGAACTTTAGCCCTGTTGCGATACCATCGCCCTGATAGGGGTAAGGGTTTACTTTCAGTTGATGGGGTATAATAAGTTTCTCCAGCTCGACAGGGGTATAGTCAACATAGACGTTTTTGGGCGGTTCTCCCATAATTACATCAGTGATGAATTTAGCGTACCGTGCGAACTTTTCTATTTCCAACTGGTATGCTGCTGAGATAGTCCAATACTTTCCAAGGTATCTCGCATCCGTCCTTGTCTTGATATCCTGTAGCTTACGTACCAATTTCGGATGATAGTCGAAGTATATTTCATAATAGCTTCCAAGATTACCCGTTTTCAGTACAATATTTACCATATCCTAGAATTCTGCTACTACTTCTGTTTCTGCTTTCTTTTTCTTTCCTGAACCTTTCCTCTTTTTCAGTTCGGTAAGGTTCTCACCCGTATTCTCTGCTTCGGCAATGTTCCGGGCCTCTTCGTCCGAATGAGGAGCGAACTCCATTTCTGATTGTTTTACTCCGAACTTGCCATTTTCCAGATATTCCTTTACTTCATATTCGCAAGCCTCAACAGCTAACTGCAATTCGGAAGAGAAAGGATAATCTTCACTTTCGTATTGGGTAAATGGCATATTCACCGGAAGAACTTTGCTGCCTTTCAGTAACCTTTGTGCAACGATGCTCACACCTGCAGATTCATCACTGCCACCGATGGAGAAACCGGTAACGACAATATTTTTTAGTTCCTCATGAATAGTATCGAGGTTGCTTTCATCGATATTATTCATTTCGGGCATTTCACAGACACAGACAACATGGGCTTTCAGTTTATCGAACGCCAGCTGTAAGTCCGGGTGGATGATCTGCGGACACGTCCTGTTTACCTCATCGGTATAATCGCCCTCACTTTTGTAATCATCATAAGTGATTACCAAGCCACCGTTCTTGATGGCTACCTTTTTAATGTCTTTAATCATATTTTTCTCTGTTTTATTAAATAAAAAAAGAGGAGAATGTTTAAAATCCCCCTCTCGATGTATATTGCATTTCTGTTTTTGCCTTACTTATGATCGTCCGGCACCAGTCTATCTGATGCGTACAGGCAGCATTTAGCCGTTCAATAAGATCTACCAAATACTGTTCTTCTTTCGATGCCGATTTTACAAGTTTATTAATAGCGGAAGGTGTAGCTCCGGCATGTTTAGCTGCATCTTTTAGGATTTCAAACACATCTGTCTTGGTTGTAGTGTTCAAATGATATTTAGCATCGGCCAGCATCTTTGTGGTTCGTGCGAGATAAGCAGATAAATCGTTACCACGCTGTACCGCCTCTTCGGGGTTCTCACTCATTACCATATCGAGGTAGTCCTGTATTTTGTAGGCCTCTTTCAGTAAATCCTCTTTCGATGTTATATGTAATTCCATAGGGTAAAAAAGGGAGCGGTTATACTCCCTTGGTTAAGAATTGTTTTTTTCAACTGTTTTTTCGCATTGAGAAATAGCCCAGTCAATTTTCTCTGAATCCATATCATCAACAACCTGATTTATATCTTTATCGAGATTTTGATGAGAATACATTCGTTTAAACATGAGTTGTTGTGCTTCGTTACAATTAGCTAGAAGTTCCTTTAAATATGTCTTTCCCATATCAATATAAGTTTGATTCTTCATATCTTATTCTGTTATATTAAATATTTTCTTATCTGTAATCACATCCCGATGTGCTTCTATGAACTCAATGAGTCCTTCGCATACTTCCACCAGTCGCGGAATATCCCTGTCAGGAACATAGCTGTAATGCTCCGAAAAGGTTTCGTACTCTGTGCCTGATTTCTTGTCATTGTACTGAGCAATATTATACTCGAAGTCGGTTATATTATTCCCTTCCTGATTGAGAGTGAACGGATATACAATATGTTGCCAGTTTCTTCTGAACTTGCCGACTGTATAGCTCTTAGTAAACTTGATATCATGTACACATAAGGGCATCAGTTCGTCAATATATCCGTATAGCCTGACATCACCATAGCGAGTGGATAATATCCCGGCAGTGAATAGTTGAGTAATAGCACCCTTGTAGTATTCCGCAAATTCCTTACAGACAGAAAGGTCATACTCAAACATGAAATCATTTATACATGCTACAACCTTTTGAGATTCGGGCAAAATGATAACAACAGTCTTTTCCCCATTGTAGATATATACATTCTTCTGAACCTCTTTGAATGTTCTTTCAATCAGGCAATCGACAATATCATTAAAAGCCGTACCTCTATCTGCTGCTGCACTCTTGAAAGGCACACGGTTAATCTGGTTGATTAAGTCCTGCCTTTGCTTTTCCTCGAACTCTTCTTCGGTAAATGGGGGCTCCTCGCTGAACCCCCAGTACTGATTGTAAATAATTCGGAAATCGAGATAACTTTGATACTTATCGAGGAGAGTCGCATAGAATTGATATCTAAGCGGCTGGTTCATACTCGTCAGTGTCTTTGTTATACTTCAAATTCAGTTCGGCCAGCTTATCGGAAAACAGTTTTCTGGCCACCACCATAGAATTACCAACATGGGCGAAGTTCTTTATCCTTCCGGCAAAGTCTTTTGCAGACAAAGCATCTGTAATCAGGATAATATTGTCTTTCAGTTCGGCAATGACCTGATTGTATTTCTCTGTTTCGGCGTCCCTGTCGTCAAGCCGTTTCATATATGGAGCAATAACCATATCCTGTAAAGCGGTATTTTTATGAGTAGGGTTACCATTTGCATCCACAATCATAGGAATGTTTATTACCGATGGCAGGTTACAGGTGTTCTTACCATCGTTACGGTCTGTCGGGTCAAATGTGATAGTCCATTTTTTCTCCCTTACTTCCATATATCCCAACAAGTCTAGTTCGGTAACAATGGAATTATAATTCTTTTCCCGAAGAGCTGGAATAAACACCGTATTGTCACCCTCTTTACGTGTATCACGGTGGCAGATAAATACCTGATGCTTTTGCAGAGAAGAGAGTTTACGGGTAAATGTACCGAACTCAGCGTTAATGCCGTTCCAATCCTGGACACGGGGAACTCTTCCGGGACATTTGTAGTCGATAATGAAATCCATCATTTTGCCAAGTGTGTCCACAACAATAGTATCGAATGCGGAAAGATCCTCATTCAAGACATTCATTGCTTCAGTCCAGTTAGCTACTTGGACAATGCCGACATCGTGAAGATGTGCTTTGTTTACACGCTTAGCGCCACCATCGAAGTCAATCAATAGTGCTTTTGGAGCTGACAAGCCAAGGGTTGTTTTACCCATACCGGCCTGTCCATAGATTAAGATTTTAAGGAAACGGGGTATTTCCAGTTCGTTGAATTTTCTGATTAAAGTCATGATTTCTTTTTTTGATTGTTAATATTGCGTTACTTCAATGCTTTTACTATTCTGATAACTTCTTTCATATCCCTTATTTGGGGCCTGAATTGGCGGTATTCTATATCTCTTTTTTTGCATACTTCCCAACCATCTAAATATACATGTATATCAAGTAGCTCCACATGTCCTGAAAAATCTACAAAAATGTGATGATTGGTTCTTTTATGGGCTAAATAGACCTCATACATCAGCTTTGCATATAGCGAAGCCATCAGATTCTTTTTCTTTTTCATAATTATATTGCGTTACGTTAGTTATTTTTTACTTTCCCATTTATAATTCTGATTGATAAAATAATGTAGTTCAGTAATACCAGAGGCCAGAGATTCGAGTTTTTCAAGAGCTTCTATTATTTGCTCCGGATCGTTCAAGTCATTATGTAATTGTATACTTCCCTTACAATCGTGGATAGTAAGTTTCATAATATTATCTTCCATTACCTTTGCATGATAACAAGCCATACTGCGGGGGCTATCTGGCAACAGAAAATTCTTTTCGTTGTATATCGGCTTTTCCATTTGCGATTATTTTGAATTTAGTTATATCAAATAAAAAGGGACGCCATTTCTGACGCCTCTCAGTAATCCCGAACCATATTAATATGTCGCTCCTCTCCCCTCAAAAAGAGGGTTTCCTTCATGCACTATATTGCGGAGGATTCAGATTACATGCCCTCGTATCGCGGGCAGCGTTAGCGCTTCAAACAAAATGAGTACTCATAAAAGGGTCGTTTTCATTTCTCGTTCCTGACCTTGTGGAGAGTTCCGGACTCGAACCGGAATGATACGTCTAACATACCTCAACACTTCTCGACTTGTTTTGACTATCTTTGAATATTTTTCGTCAAAACCGATATTTATAGTGCATTTAGCGTCTGCCAATTTCGCCAACTCCCCGAATACGGGCGCCAGTCTCACGACTATCCCGCACGCTTACTTACAAACTTCACAAAACTACAATACTGTGGAAGTAGAGGGATTCGAACCCCCAACTCCTGACCTTTCGCCAGTCAGACATTTTATCCAGTTAATACTATACTCCCCAGGAAGCCTCTACTTTTACCGCCTGCTCTCGCTCCGTACGGACTGTTTCGCATACTTATCTATTTGATGTTCGCGGCAGCTTTCGGTTTCCCCCGGGACTGCACCCGACACAACTCTTTAGTTGGCGTTCAGCACTTTTCTTTTAAGCCTTTAAGGTGGGCTATTGTGGAAGTGATTGGATTCGAACCAATGTCCTGTCTGTTAATCGTCGCCAGACCGCTCTGTCCTCTGAGCTACACTCCCGAACCGTTATTATTCAACCTCAATTATTTCAAACTTAGATTTCTTTACAAACAGTTTCAATTTGTTCAAATCCTTGATTGTACTATAATCTCCTTTCAATACATAAGTAGCAGAGGATGAATCCAATGTTTCGATGGTAGCAGAGGATGAGCCCCATGTTTCGATGGTAGCAGAGGATGAACCCAATGTTTTGATGGTAGCAGAGGATGAATCCAATGTTTTGATGGTAGCAGAGGATGAACCCAATGTTTTGATGGTAGCAGAGGATGAGCCCCATGTTTCGATGGTAGCAGAGGATGAATCCAATGTTTTGATGGTAGCAGAGGATGAACCCAATGTTTTGATGGTAGCAGAGGATGAACCCAATGTTTTGATGGTAGCAGAGGATGAGCCCCATGTTTCGATGGTAGCAGAGGATGAATCCAATGTTTTGATGGTAGCAGAGGATGAACCCAATGTTTTGATGGTAGCAGAGGATGAACCCAATGTTTTGATGGTAGCAGAGGATGAGCCCCATGTTTCGATGGTAGCAGAGGATGAATCCAATGTTTTGATGGTAGCAGAGGATGAGCCCCATGTTTCGATGGTAGCAGAGGATGAATCCAATGTTTTGATGGTAGCAGAGGATGAGCCCCATGTTTCGATGGTAGCAGAGGATGAATCCAATGTTTTGATGGTAGCAGAGGATGAACCCAATGTTTTGATGGTAGCAGAGGATGAGCCCCATGTTTCGATGGTAGCAGAGGATGAATCCAATGTTTTGATGGTAGCAGAGGATGAATCCAATGTTTTGATGGTAGCAGAGGATGAACCCAATAGCGTTACTGATTTGTCTTTAAATTCGTGTAATCCGGTAGTATATATTCCAAATTCTTCAAACAGATCAGAAAAATTATCTATCATATACTGGGTGTCTAGCATCTTTTCTTTGTACGCCCAAACGATATTATCAACTATTACCTGAAGTAATTCTCTTTTCGATTCAGACTTATAAGCCCGTTTATATTCAGGTTGACATGCCTGACATTTTTTTGCCCTGTCAAGGACATCTTGTTTTAATTGGTTAAATTCCATTGCGTTATATTTATATGATTAGTAAATTTGAATTTCTCTTCCCTCCGAGTTATGATAGTCCACCATCTTCTCTTTCTGCCTTTCGTCTTTGCCCTCGTCTGGTTCAATGATATGCTCTTTGATGAGAATAACTAAGAGGAACGCTACTAGAATGAGAAATAACTGTACGAGATAATATCCTGTTGTTTTTGTCTTATCTTTTTTCATGATAGTTGGTTTTCAAGTTCGTATTCTTCCTCTTCTTTAGAATTGAGGTTGTATATGGAGTCAATAAGTAAGCCGTTGAAAACGTCCTCGTATTCTTCGATGGACTTATATTCATCATCCACCTTGTACATTACATACACATTTTGAAATTTTATCCTGCGGTAGGTGAAGCCACCATAATTTACCTCTACATGTATTGCGATACCATTGGCACACTCAAATTCAAAGAGATTATAACCATCTTGGTTGTAAATATCGATCTCGTCCATTATTGACTTGTGGATACTCTCAATGTCTTTTTCTGTAAGACAAGGCTTGAATGAATCGATTCTGATTAGTTTGATTGCTTCCATAATATGTAATTGCGTTACTTATTTATTTTAATATTGCGCCTTCCAATATCTTTGTATTTCACTACCGGTATAGAATCTCCGTCCATTGGCTCTTCTAAAGCCACATTTGATAATTCCGTCGATAGTGTGCCTGTATAGTGTTTTGCGGTCAATATCTAAGATTTTCGATGCTTCACTAACCGAATATCTTCCTGATGCTACAACCGCTGGCTCTGTTACTGTCATATTATCTTGATCTTATAGTGTAGAATATATTATTACGAATTCGGTGTATTCTTCTCGGTGTCTAATTCGGAAACGTCTTTTGTCGAAATTATCAACTGAGAGGGTAAAGAGAACTAATAAGCATGTACACGCTGACAGTATACTTTTTCTTTGTTCTACAAAACTTGCCCCGAAGAATTCACACCAGTAATAAGCTGTTAGCTCAGATGCTTTCTGTAGATTAAGCTTAATCTTTATATTGCAGATAGTCTTTCTTATCGTTTCACGAGATCTGTATAGTTTATTCGCTATCTCATCGGGAGTTAGTCCGATGGAGTGCAACTGCAATATTTCTTCTTCGCGTGTCGTTAGTTTCATGTTTTATAGCTCTTGCAGTTGTTCCTCTCTTTTGCAGACTATATCTTTCAGGCAAGTCATAATCCTAATAAATGAGTCCGACCATTCTTCTTTTGAAAGCTTATAGTTTTTGTAATAGGGTTGTGTTGATTTAAATCCGGCTTGTTTACAAGCTTCGGTTATATCACTTTTTTTAATTTTTTCTTTCCAATCTTTCATAATCATTATAAAATTACTTTTGAACCGTCTTTATAAACAGGGTTATATAATCTATCCGCAACACGCGAAAGAGATTGATTTGAGTATAATATCGCTTCATCTTTGCGGCGTACTAGTTGAAAATAACTAAGGCCATTATTGCTTACCAATTCGATGTAGTACTTTGAATTTTCCACAATCTTTCAAATTTTTACTCCTTTTGGATTATTTTATTTATTATCTTTATCTGTTTTCTTTGTGATTAGATTATTATTTAATAATTATCACATGACAAAAGTAAAGAATCTTTACTATCAAAAACAAAGATTCTTGTTAATAATTGTAAATAAAGTAAAGATTTTTTACCTGTGGAGATTTTTGATAGATTAAAGCTTGTAGTTAAGTGGATTATAGGAGCGGGGTATGCCAGTACACAAAAAGATGTTGGGGTATTATTGGGATATAAAAACGAGTCGTCATTTTCCCAATTGCTAAATGGTAAAAAATCTTTACCTTCCTCATTCATTAAAAAACTCAATGATATTGATAATAGGATAAATACAAATTGGCTTCTTACCGGGGAAGGCGACATGCTTAAAAACTCTAAACCTTTTAAAAGCGAAGTAACACCTGTGCCTGAAGGAGAATATATGATGGTTGAGTATGTCGATCTAAGAGCTTCTGCAGGGAAGTTAGGTGGTGCAGATATAGATCAATTGCCGGAAACGCATAAGCGACTTGTGCCAAAGGAGTACGCCAAGGGTGGATTTTTGGTAGTACGTGTTGATGGCGATAGTATGGATGATGGTACAAAGCGTTCATTATCTGATGGCGATGAAGTACTTGTTTACCAACATGAAGGTGGTATAATGGATGCACTACCAATTAGAAAAACGCTATTTGTGATAACAACGAGAGAGGGCAATGTATTGAAGCAGATAACAGAGATAAATACAGATGAGAAATACATTGTTTGTCATTCATTCAATACCCAATACCCTGATTTTAAAATAGATTTTACGGATATATATCAGATCTTTATAGTCTGCAAGGTTACACAAAAACAAATTAGTTTAATTTAATTATAGTCGTATCACACCTGAAAGAAAGAAAAGTCAAAAAAACTGAAGATAAGACCGCCGACAATAAACAAAAGAGTTAGAAGCAGCTATTACTAAAATATAAAATGATGAGTAAAATGTTATCTCCTGAAGATTGGCAATTACATGATGCTTTTAGGAATATTATAGCTTACGAAAGCCTGCCTATTCATACGCTCGAAATTGCAGAACTAATTTATAATGACGATTTGGCACTGGAATCTCTTAATGGAGTATTATCAAAGTATGCAATCAAGAATATTCGCAATATAAATAACGATCTACTTGATTTGGTTATTTTGTATATCCATGAAGTCCTGAAAGATGGGGTAATCGAAGAACAAGAGAAACGGAATATAGAAGTCTTTAAACTCTATTTCAAAATAAGAGAAGGTGACTTCTACCAGAAGAAGAAAAGAGAAATAGAAAACATATTACGCATTCAGTTTGAAAAATTATATTTCGATGATAAAATCACAAAGGAAGAAGCTTTTCATAACTTTCTATTAAGGGATATCTTCGATTTAAGCCATGAACAATATGACAGATTTAAAGAGAAAGAAGTTCGCCGCGCTTTAGATAATGGTTCTAATATCAAAGACCTGGACACCTCCATTATTCCTAAAAAGTGATTTAATATAGCCAATAGGTAAAAGAGGCATATAAGAAACTTATTTGCTAAGTGTGGAAGGTTGTTAAGATATTGGTAAATGAAGGTTGGTAAATATATTAATTATTATGTAGTTATGGAAAAAATAAAAAGTAAAAAAATAAAGACTTTAGATAGTTATTTGGATTGGGATGCTTATATTTTCCAGTTTATCTCTCTTTTGGCTAGCATAGGTGTGTTCATGGGCATTGTTGCTTTGTTATACAGCAATATAACCCTTGCGTTGATAGTGGGTGTCATAGCTTCCGTTGTGTGTTTTCAGATATTTCATGTAGTTATCAGCTATTTCAGAGTTCAATCTGAAATATTACGCACATTGAAACGCATAGAATCGAAGTTGGATAAACCAGATAAGGACTAAGGTGGTATATGTATTTTAAAAACCAAACAGAATTATGACCAACGAGGAAAAAGATAGAAACCAGCAATTATTTAATGAGTTTATTCGAGAATTCAAAAAAATAAAGAGCAATCCTGTTTACTTTATGGAATACTATTATAACAGATTATTCCCTGATAAAATAGTATTAATGGATGATGAAGATAGGCAGGAGCTTTACGATCACTTTAAAGGGATTCCTTTTATTCGTGACTCAGAAGATTGGAATAAACTAAACAAAATAGAAGAACGCCGAAAAGAAAAAGGATTGAAAGATTGGGAATACGAAGATTAAACCTTTTAATAAATAATGGAGGAAAACAAATCAACAAATCGAAAGAATAATACAACCCTTGCCGGCCAGCAAATTGTTACCAGGTTTTATATAGCTGTCCATGAAATTATAAATAGAAAAACGATCCGAGGGGTGCAAACATTTACACGGATGTATGGTATCGATCGCAGAGCTTTCAAAATAGTGGAGGCTAATCCGCAAAGAAAGATGTTTGATACAGGATGGCTGAATTATCTGGTGAAAGATTTCAATGTAAATCCGGAATGGTTATTAACAGGTAGAGGTTCTATGTTTAAAGAAGATTCTGTAACTGTCAAAAAGGCATAA